ACAGTGCCCAATAACCAAGGGCCTAGGTGAGTTGCGAATCCCATGAGGATCTCCTTACATACAAGTTAAGTGTATCAATTGGTATGTCATCAGCCGGGACTGTTTGATACACCGGAAAGCCCGGAATGGTTCTAATATACATCAAAAGAAAAGGGGGCGCAAGGCCCCCTAATCTTATCAGGACGAACCGGGTGAACCCCAGATTCCCAATGGGTCAGACCAACCGAAAGAATAACGCTCACGAGCCTTGTAACGTACGTTACCAGTATCGAAGTCACCATCCATTGAATTGGACAAAGGTGTACGCACAAAGTGCTTCAAGCCGTTAGGTACATCAGTAGTCAAATACCAACCGTTTGTATCGGTCAAGAAGTGATTAACTGTGTAGCCTTCAGGAATTGCACCCATTTGCTTAATGGCGTTGATATCATTGTCAGTAGTGCCGACGCGGAGTTCGGTATCTAACAGACGTTTTGCAACGAACATCAATGCTGGGGGAACAATCAACTTCTTGGGCTTTGCAGCGATCAAAAGTCCACGCTCGTCTGTCCAAGCAGCGATCTGAATAACGGCGGCTTCCAAAGAAGTCTCGTTCAAATCAACCGCGGTAGACGCAGTGTTAGAGTTTGTTCCACCGTTTATCAAAGGATGAGCTGTGCTAAACAAAGCAACATTATCACCACCTGGGTAAGCAGCACTGAAACCGTTATTAATAACAGCAGCAGCCTTTACTTGCTTGGTGTATGCCATAGCACGGGCCAAACCTTTGGTGTAACGAGCAGACAAGCTGTCGTACAAGTTATCTTCAACCGCTTCTTCAGTGATTGAGAAACCCAAAGCAATGGTTTCGTGGTTATAGCGAGTTGTCCATGCCTCTTGAGCATTATCATAAGCGATGGCTGAGCCCTCGTTTTTGACTGGTGCTGCTGAGAAGCCAGATAACTTAGTTTCTTCCTCGAATGAACGCTCAGAGCTCTCTGTTTCGTAGATCTCTTTGTGCTCTTCGCCATAACGTGCATACTCTAAACCGAACAATGCGTTCAAGCCTGGGAGCAGCTCTTTCAATAGTTGTGCGCGGGAAATAGCCATGATTTAAGCTCCTTTATGCTACGTAATAGCGATGTGCGCCGAAGTTGAACTTAACCAACACTTCGGGGGTTACGACCAATACAACAGTACCAGCAACTGCGGTTGTGACCGAAGTAATGGTAAGAGTCGTACTACCTGTGGTTGATACAGTAGATGCTGAACTCAAGGTTGAACCTGTGAACTGCAACTGACCACTTACCAAGTTGAACACATCTGTGCCGATTGGTAAGAAAGTACCTACTGCCAAACCTGAGACAACAACAGAAGTTGCTGAAGCAGCGCCACCAGACACATATGTGCTTGAATAGCTAACTTGCGTATCAGGAACCAAGTTCAATACACGGAAACCACCACCAGAGGTAGTAGCAGACGCGCCAACTACAGACATGCTACTGTTACCAGTAGATGCGGAGCCAGTTTGTGTACCGCCAGCCATGTTGACACCAACGAGGATTGAAGAAGCTGAACCGATAGTTGTGCCAGAAGCAGTTGTGGTAACTGCAATTTTCATAACTTGGTCAGGATCGTCACCGATGATCGCAGTAATGTCACCAGCAGTTACGCTACCGGGATAGTACTGTGAGTATTGACGTTGCTTAGTCGTAGGGTTTGTGTAATAGCAACCCAAGAAAACACCGACCGTTGTATTGGTAGTGCTAACGGGATAAGTTGCGATAACAACATAACCAGCAGATAAAGTAACGAGATCACCGTAATACAGAGCGGTGCCGTAGTTATACTGAATTGGCAAATTTCTTGTCGATCCAGCAAAAACTTGACCACCGATCAGGTTTACGGGCTTTGCGCCGTAAGGGGCTGAGACAGTTGGATAAGCCATTTAAGACTCCTATAAAAAGTTATTTAGAACCAGAACCAAAAGTCACCTTAGTTTGTCTGTCAGAAAATTTCTGCATACTAGGGTGACTATCTCTCATAAACGTATTGTCTACCGATTCCATCTGGGCTTTGTTCTGATTGTCGTAATAAGCGGCACGTTGAACCATAAACTCTTCTGGAATGCGACATAACAATAACCCACCAATCTCAATATTGCCTTTGAATCGGCCTTCTTGAGTGGCATGCATCATCATCTCTGGATACTCCTCTGCTTTGCAGGGCTCATATCCTTCGCGGAACTTAGAAGAAATATTACTTGGGTCTGCTGTACCCATAGTACTTGTGCGAACATAACGGTGTTTCCAACCTGGACGATCATCGGGCATAGGTAGAGTCTCGGGAGCCGCCCACGCTTGTGGACGTCTTGTAGTTGCACGATTCTCTAATTCACGACTCATTCTGTTTTGTGTTTCAGCCATTTTGTTTCCTCATTTCTTCCGCGACTTTTTTAGCGTAGAGTTCCAAGGGAACACCAAGCTTCTTTGCTAATTGAACCTGTGTCGCATTGAGCACGATCTTTTTGGGTGCAGTGCTACGCGTTGCAGGGGCAACTACATTTGCTTTTTGGCGCTGAGATTCTGGTGCATCAGCGGACTCTCCAGAGGCAAATTTCTCTGGAAATACTTGGCGAATCCTACCGTTAAGACGTCTATAGTACTCATCGGTATTAGGATCAATTCCTTCCTCTACGACCAATTTTTCGTGCAACGCAAGCGCATAGCCGGTCATTTCTCGGTCTTTCCCATACCACGGATTGTTAGCATGCCAACGTTCCGCTTTAGGATCAACCCTCGGCGCTTGTGTGAGTTGATTAGTTTGTACTACATTCTCATCATCTTGTAAAGGGGTGTGCTTAAAGTTATTTACTTTGTCAGCACGTATAGACGCAGAAGTGAGTTCTTTTTGGGCTTTTACCAACAAATCTGGGTCTCCAGACTCGTATGCTTGCCTATAAAGACGTTCAGCAGCCTCAACTTCGCCTGATACAACCTTCTTTGCTTGCTCTAGAAGCACTTCTTGGTTGCTATTTAGCGATCCTTTTAGCTTTTTATTCTCTTCTACAATGGATTGAGCAAGGCGTAAAGCCTCATCTTTTTCCCTAAAAGCGGCCTCTTTTGCCCTTCTTTCATCGTGATAACCCTTGCCAAGCTTGGCCAGACGGTCTTTTAGACGCTTATCTGTGTACTTTTCTAGCTCATCTTCGGTCACATCTGCGGGAGATTCAGCCATCGGAGTGACGTTTCTGTCCTCTTCTGGGGTGTCATCGATGATTTCTATCTCGGGTGCGTCCTCTTTTTCAGCAGTATCGATCACTCGACCCCCTTTTTTGGACTGTTTTTCCTCAACTTCGTCAGGAAACTCGAATTCTGTCTTTTCAATTTCAGCCATGATTTACTCCTTATGCTGCACGGGTGATACCACGGGGATCTTGAACCACAGCTTCAACAGAGTCATCATTGATGATCCTGAATTCTTTGCCGTGTATCTTGAGTCGTGTGCCCGTATTGGGTCTAACAATTACAAAATCTCCCACTTTACAAGATGGCCCGGAGGGGAATCTTGAAGCGTCTTTATACGCATCGGGGCCAAGCTTGACTACGAATAATACTGGGGTCAGTACTTCTTCATAGTGCATAGCTTGGTTAGACTTTATCAACCCACTCTCATATTCTTCATCAATCTCTGGTAAGACCGTGAGAATCTGAAACCGCACAGGATCAGGCAATTGTTTCGCCTTCTCTTCAGCCGTTGCGGGAAGTACAGTCGCTGTGGCACCGTCTTGGCTTACGAGTAATTCACTCATCATTTTCCTTTTTCATACGTTCATCGAGGTCTTGAAGATTAGAGCTGGCTCGGTTAAGACCCCGAATAAACCCGACCAACTCACGATACTCCGCATAATCCTTAGCGCCGCCGCCTACAAGAACAGTCTGTGCGCCTTGAATCAATTCCGCGTTTTGTTTTAATAAATACTCAACTTCTGTCATTTAACTACTCCTGTGGGTGCTTGATTAGCCGCGTTTTGTCTAGCCAAATCCATCTGCATCTTGGCTTTCTGCGCGGTCGTAAGCAAGTCAGTCATGTGCTTCTGGTTACCATGCGTCATGTTCTGCTGTTGAATCTGCGCGTTGTGCGCCATCTCTTGCTGATGTTGCGCTTGAGCTTGTGCCATCTGTTGTTGAGACTGAGCCATCTCCATCTGGTGACGTTGCGCCATCATCTCAGGAGTCTCGCCAATCTTAGACTGGAGCTCCATCGCTTTGAGTTGTAGCTCGCCTTGTTTAATCTGTAACTCCCCATCCACTTTCTTTGCGGCAGTGGCGGCTTCTTGCTGCTTGATCTGCAACTCAGCTTGCTGCATCTGAATGAGCGGATCTTGCGCTTGCTGTTGAGCTTGCTGTTGCGCCACTTTCTGCTGGTTAAGCTGGAGCAACTGAGCAGAGGCTTGTGCAACCAACTGAGACAACTGAACCTCAACTTGCTCAGGCATTTGCTCGTTGGGTGGAGGTAGTGGAACGCCCAACTGATCTTGAATTTTCTGTCTGTACAGAAACGCCAAGTGCTCTGCAATGTGTGCTTGCACAGCTTGCATCATCTGCTGCGCCATCGGGTTTTGACCCATTTGAGCCGCAATCATCGGGTCTTGCATGAAGGTCGTATGCACTGCAATGTGTGCATCATGATCTTGGTAGATGAACGCCTTCGTTGGCTCACCGTTGAGAAACGCCATGTTCTCGGAGACAGGATCTCTGGGCGTCTGGTCATCTTCTACTGGCACGAGTTTATCAGCGTTTGGTATTCCCAATACATCTATCATCTGTCTATGCAACTGCGGCAAGTTATAAATCTGCGGAGCTTGTGTAGACAACTGCATCACAGCCTGATACTGCATGATTCTCTGCGCCATGGTGCTCGCGTTGGGATCGCTTACAGGTATCACATCCACCAAGTCGTAGTCTTCACGCTTAGCAGTTTTCTTGGCATGCACTGGCTCATACTCATACTCGCCGGGCGTGTGATCTTTGATAATCTCTTTGAGCAACTTAAACTCTTGCTTCATCGAGTCATGCACGCGAGCTTGGACAGCCCCCATCACCTTCAACTGTCTCTCTAACAGAGCAAGCGTCGTACCCACAGGAGCCTGAGCCGACATGTCGCTGATCTTCATGTCCGCGATCGACCCCAATCTTCTCGCTTCATCGTTGATCTGATTAAGTAGCGCCAACAAAACCTGTGACGGTTCCTTGTACGGCAGGGTCATGATGTTGTCTTTGATCGCTCCGCTTGGAACATCAACATCTCTGAACTCGCCCGGTGCGATGGGCGTATCATCACCCTTACTTCTCAAGCCTCTGGTCTTTAAACCACCTGGCAAATTACTGAGCGTACCCGCATCTACTAACTGTCTGATGATCGATGTGCCCGCACGCGCGTAGCCACCAATGATATGGATCAAGCCCATACCATATGCACCAAAGCCTGGGATGTAACAATAGTCTACGAAGTGATCTCTCTTTTGTTTGAACTCACTCCTCTTATCATCTCTTGCGTTGTCATAGATAGAGAGAATTTTCCCAGTGCCCTTCTCGATTGTTATAATGTAAGGTTCGGCGACTTTCTCGTCCTCTTCCCTATCATCCTTGTCTAACAACCAATCAACTTGCACCTCGCAAATCTGATAACGCTCGTCATCGGTCAATGAATAACCTTGTTCTTCTGCTTTCTTTTTCTCAACATCTGTATGACTTTGTACGGGCTCACCTAACTCAATATCACGGTAGAACCCAGCCGCCTGAAGTTTCTTGATATCATTCTTCGTCTTCCTCATGATGTGCGTCACCCGCTCTGCGGTTCTCACACCGCTCGACCCATACGGCATAATCACATCTTCTGCCGCAACGAACATCGATACTTGTCTACCCAAGTTCGTGTCGTAGTACACCTTCTTGAACGCAGAACCAGACAGCCCCAAGTTAAACAACATGCGCTCATGCTCTGGTCTATACTCAACCATCACCTCGGTCAACTCATAGTTCATGTCATCCTGAACCCGCTTGGCCGCTTGTTCTTTCAGCTTATCAATCGCTCCAATGATCTCAGTCTTGACTGGCCCAGCGGCAGGGAAAGTTTCCATGATGGACTCAGACTGAAACCTAATCGCAGCTTCTGTCAACACCGTTGAGTAGACGCCGCACGCGCCGTTCCATGGCTCGGTTCTTTCTTCATACCTCAAGCCCAAAACCTCCAAGCCTTTGACGTACGCCTCAACCCAATCTTTTCTAGACGAAACATCGGCATCCACCAGCTCCATGATCTCATCGGAGATACTTTGCAGTTCTCCCTCATCCATGTCTTCTGCAAGATTCTTACTGGTCTTTTCCTTGCTTTCAGGTTCTAGGGTAACTTCAACTGATCCATCAGACATAGTTACCGAATCGGGATTCTCAATCTCAATCTGTAAATCCGCATCATCCATGTTCTCGTCCATCCCAGTGGGAGCTTGATATAAACTTTTAGTGATAGCCATTTAAATACCTTTAATAGAAAGCCGCGTTGCGACGTTTGAAATACTGAATCTCATCGGGCTCATCAATGGGCAACCGTAGAAATCCACCTTGCCTAAACCGCATCAACGCTAGGGTCGTCGCATCAACCAAGTCATCATGTTCCCCTGATGGGAACGCAGCGATCTCGTCAACCAACTCTTCAGCCCAAGCTGTGCGTGGCAGAAAAACTTTTTTACTCGCTATTATGTCCGATACGGAATTTAAACGGGCGATTTTGTCTTGGCCTCGACTGGGCGTATATTCCTGAACAGGGATCCCCATGGCCCGCAGCTCATAAATAAGAGGAGCGCCTGTTGCTTTCTTTTCTATAAGAACCCCATCCGGCTCCCACTCGTTATATTCTTCCAATACATCCCGTTTAAGTTCTACCCACTCAACCCGTTTCTTGTAAGTATTCAGTAAGATAATATGAGGTTTGTTCTTATCCTCATCCAAATAAAATATCCCCCAAGTCGTGCCCGCTGAATAGTCAGCCCGCTGGTTCTTCTCAAACGCAGTATCCCAGGTCTGCAAAACATAATCACATCTCGGCGGTTTCTCTTCCTCCCACCATTGCCACCAATCTCTCTTAACAATCGCGCTCTCATTACCCACTGGGTTTTGCTGATACTGCGCTTGCCACTTCGAGTTGGGCAACTCGTTCCTCAACGCCTCTAATTCAGGCAGTGACCAGAACTCTGGCCATACGGGTAAACCCGAGGGCATGATCGCAGGAAACTCAATCACTTCCCACTGCTCCCCGCCTCTGGCTGCGGCTGCTTTGAGTACTTGGCCCGTCAAATCTCGTTGCGCCCAACGCGTCATCACGATCACAATCGCCCCGCCCGGCTGCAAACGCTGACGCGGGCCTGACGTGTACCACTCATACACCTTGTCGAACACTTCCGGGTTGCCCGCAGCTAATGCAGCTTCCTGTTCAGAGTGTGGATCATCAATAATTAACAGGTTCGCGCCTTTTCCGGTGACCGTTCCGCCCACTCCGATCGCAAAATAGTCGCCGCCCTTGCTGGTATTCCACCGCCCCGCAGCTTTTGAGTCTTGTTGCAAGTGCAAAGTAGGAAAAATAGCCTTATAGTTCTCAGAATCAACCAAATTACGTACTTTTCTACCAAATCCTACCGCCAATTCACCCGTATTTGAGCTCTGGATCACTTTTTTATTGGGGAATTTGCCCAAAAACCATGCGGGAAGCAAATAAGACGCAAACTCAGACTTGGTATGCCGTGGTGGCATGTTGATAATCAGCCTTTTACACTCGCCGTTGGCAACTCGCTCGAACGCTTTGGCCATAATCTTGTGATGCCGCCCCGAAATGAACTCTGGCCACACCTGATTGACAAAACCCATGAAGGTTTTCTGTGCCAGCTCCTTCTCCATCATCTGTTCGCGATGCTCTAGATCTTTAAGTATCAATTCTTTCTTCGCTTGGGGCAGTTTATCTAGCTGCGCCAAGAGCAACTTAAATTCAGGATCTAGGGTTTCTACCGATTGCTCACGCATCTTCGGGTTCCTCGGGCTCCTCAAACGAATCTTTAGGCACGACGTCCGTATACTCAATAGCTGGGGTTAACCCTAACTCTTTTTCCACATCTAGGTCAATCGTAGTTACCTCTTGAGCATGCAGTCTCATCATCTTTCTAATCTTATCCTTGATCGCATTATCTATATCGCTGACAGAATTGTAAGTAACCGTGATCTCGGTCTTCTCTGTAAACAATCCCACATCCGATACTTTGCCCAAAAGTTCTGTAGCCTTTATCTCAATTCTTGGATCACCACACATCGTCAGGTCAAGCAGTTTATTAATAGTCACTTGGCGTAACTCTGCTGCATCCGCGACTATCTGGCTGTTGTACTCTTGAAGCATCGCGCCGATCCGTTCAGCAACAGACCTGCTTTCTAATTCTCTAGGATTGGTTGACGGTTTAGGGGCGCGGCCTTTCTTCTTCGGCTTGTCCTCAATTGTTTCTTCAAACTGTTGCTCGGCCAGCTCTGCAAAGTCTTTAAATACTTTGTCCGCGTGAGCTTGGATACGGGGGTCGTTGTTTGGTTCGTCGATTTCTTCGTCCTCTATTCCTTCAAGCCCGCGAAGCAGCGCGGCTGTGTTTGCGGCGATCTGCATATTCTCGCGAAGGGTCGACGGCACATCCGGCTCAAGTGAGGTTGGATATGGGACGGTATGTTCAGGGTGTAGCTGAATAGTCATGGAGGAAATTGGGCACTCCAAAAAATAATATCCGGATTGTAACAGCAGGGAACCAAAAAATGCAAGGGGGGTGTTGGCGCCCCATAAAGCAGGGTTGGGCCAACAACACTCTTAATATTTCTAGCCCGCGGCGCTAACCCGACCCGCCAACAACTGAATATTACCAAAAAAATATATACCCCCCGGGGGGTAGGCAAAATAAAAAGTGACGGGGGGTGTTTCTGGATTTTTTAAAAATTGCTTACCGGTTGCGCGAAACACTGTGTATGGTGTCCGTGTCCGCTCCCGTCTTTTCTTGGGGGTGCCCGGGTAGTGGGGTTCGCCGTGTCCCCGTATTTTTTCTCGTATCGAGGTTTAGTCGGAGAAAGATTTTTTTATTTTTTAGGTTTAGTCGGAGAAAGATTTTTTTATTTTTTTTAGGTTTAGTCGGAGAAAGAAGGAAAATTTTTTATTTCGTAGCATCATGAGACCCTGTGGAATTTTCCCATGCTTTTTCTTGTTCTGCTATTATTAAATCATGGCGGAAATGATAACCCTGCCGTCGGAATTATCGACACGTTGTCGATGTTTCCGGAGCGTTTTGCTCGTCCTTTACTTGGAGAATATCATCATGGCTAAAACCATAAACACTGAGTTAGTTGCGTCCCCTTCTGCTGTTGCTGTTGCTGTTCAAATGATCGGTGACCGTCCGGCGTTTGAGTTGCAAGATACGATCTTTACCATTGGTGAAGAATCGCTGATCGCTGAAAAGAAAATGTCTGAGGGTAAGCAAGCCCTCGATGTGCTCGATGCGAACCTTCACGATATCGTGAAGGGTTTAGTTTACGCTGAGTTTATGCTTGTGCGTGATTATTACAAGGCGGGCGTGATCGATAAGGGCGTGAGCGATGACGGCGCTCAGAAACAGTGGGAGCGTGCGGTAAATCGTTGCAAAGCGAATTTTGCTTTCGTCACTCCTAAGTCTGAGTCGAAGGACGCGGTTCGCAAAGCTGAGAAAAAAGCTGAGCTGATCGCAAAGCTCGCTGAGTTTGATGACTGCGCGATCGAAGAAAAGAAAGCGGAGTTGATCGCTCAGGGTACAGTTAAAGCGCTCAAAGAGGCGCAAGTGATTACTGCGGAGATCGATCGACGTAATTCGGACGTGCTCGGCGCTGAGAAGGCGCGACGCAAAGAACAAGGCGAGTCGATCATCAAGCGCGTGCGCGAGTTGGTCAAGGCGGGTACTGCTGATGCGGACGATATCCTCTATCAGTTAGAAGCTATTGCGTCGGCTTAAGTAACCTTTGGAACAATCGACATGGTGTCGATTGTTCCGTTTTTTCCTTTCTTTATTTGGAGGTCTCATGGACTACGGTATTTTGTATTTGGCTAAAATTATTTCTATCCCTTCTGACGGCGATTGTCCTCGCCGTAAAAAAGTGAACCTGTGCAACTTTTATTGCACTAAAGATGAAGTGCCTGCTAAGCTGGTCGAGTTCAAGTTTTTGAACCCTGATGTAAAAGATGTCGGCGCTGAGTGGGTTTATCGTGAATTTTTTGATGACGATTTATCATGAAGTTTTACCATTACTTTATGATTAAAGGCCCATTACTTTTAGTGGGCTATGCGTTCGGGTCTCAGGATTCGGCGTTTCTGTATGTCGGGCTGGCGTCGCTAGCCTGTATCCCTTTGTTCCTCTACTTCGGGGAATAATCCGCGCCCGCCTTGGACTTCGGTCTGGGGCGGGCTTTTTTTTGGCCTAAATTTTTCTGAGGGTTTTCCCTGCCCTCGGCGTCTTTGACGCCAGTTCCTGTGAAGCAACGGGTTAGCTCGGCGGGCGGTGAATTAACAAGCGTTCCGTCGTCTCGTCGTTCTCTATATATACCAGTTCCCTGAACAACGGCCTAGCCCGCTCGGCGGGAATTGTCGACACGATGTCGATTTATCCGTGGCCGAGCCCGCGTCGGATGCTCGGCAAGTGCAGATTTGGTAAAGTGTTTCACAATGCGGAATAATAATGCATGGAACAACGGATTAGCCCGCAACGGGCGACGCTCAAATTTGCTGGTCAAAAAAGCACGTTTCACAGAGGTAAATCAGCCCCTAAAACCCCCTAGCAAGCATCGTGCCAATTTCAATCATAATCCATATCCTTAGCCGAGCCGACACCCACTCAAATGAGTGAAAGCCGATTTAGGTTACGGCCTTAGTTTATGATATGCACAGGGGGACATAAGCTAAGTCCTTATTATTATTATCTTTTTTAAAAATAATAATAATAATACAACAAAACATAATTCATTCCCTTAACCCTTTTTCCTACTATAAAGCACCTAAAACAAATAAATTTCTAAACACAGAAAAACTTGAGAAGCACGTGTTTCAGCCCTTTTTTATTTTATTTAGGTCTTCTCTCTATTTGAAAAACCGATACAGAATGAATTATGTTTTACCAATTTACCACGTAACCCCTTGATTTTACTTGACAAGCCCCAAGATACCATATACTATCGACGTAACCTAACTCGCCATACACTCATTTGAAAGGCCTAAAAAACCCCCTTTTTCCCGAGTGTTGGCAACGTACCACACGTTATTGACAGCTTACCCACAACTTATCCACAACCGTAACTAGGAGAAACCCTAATGAGAACTGCAAAGTACCATGACGCCGATTCTTTGATAGAGAACTGCACCATTAACCGTGAAACTTGGTGCTGGGTCTGGCCCGAGTCGAACCTCGCCCGCCCCATGATAAACCCCCACGGCGTCTTCGCGCACCTGATGGGAACGAACTCCGTGCCCCGTATCCTGTTCACAATCCTGAAGCACCCCCCTGCATCGCGTCGCCTAGTTCAGCATTGCCACACGAACTTCTGCGTCAATCCCTTTCATCACACCGAGGCCTACGACATCGTGAAGAAACGGCAAAGCCTCGAGAAGATGGGACTGTCTGCAAACACAGTGATTAAAGGCGCGGTCGACCGATCCGTCTTTCCTGACGATGAGAAGCTACGCTCGCTGACCGTGAAGAACCCTTTGCATGTCCAACTCATCACCGAGTCGGCCACGCGGGCAGGGCAGTTTGCACGAGGCATCAGCATACCCAAACCAACGGACAAGCCCCGCCCCAAAGTTAAGATCGCCATCAAACGCATTGTAGAGAAACGCGAACCAGCCCCCATCGATCCCGAGTTCGCGGGCATGGATATTAACCAAATCTTTAATCACATTCAGAAGAAAAAGCTGAGAAAGATGGTGGATGAGTGGGATGCGTAGTACTAACGGACTACATGCCTGAAACGCGGAGAGCCTCTCCAAAACACGGAGAGGCACTTGACAAAGTCTAGTTTCTGTGGTATACTCTACTATGTAGAGTAAAAACTACAGGGCGTTCTATGGGCAAAACAAAACAAAACGGAATTATCGACACGATGTCGACTATTCCACTTCAAAGGAGTATTTATGTCATCAACTAAGAAACAAATGAAAGCATGGAAAGGTGTAGTAATAACTACATATCAAGAAGAACTAACAGTACTGGCTGACACGAAAGAGCAAGCCGAGTTACTTATGTATGACCGAGCGAATCCTATGGGGGATAGCGTAAATGGTGAGATGGAAGTGAATGACTTAATTGAAATAGGAGAAACAATTGGGGGGTCTAAATGAATCTCAACAAAACCGAAGTCTTTTACCGTGTCACCGTATTGGTTGCACTAATAGTATTGGCGCTCGACCTGATCGTATGGAGACCCAATTGAAGTTTCTAGTAACACGTATTTCTATAGAATTGAATGATGATGAGGGCCCTGGCGCTTCATCATCTCTCTCATCTCCCCCCTGCACACAATGCGGGCGGGGCGTCCGCGCGGAACGTTGGAATACCATTTCAACACTCTGCTTGGACTGTGGCGACAAGCTCGCCACGCAACAACGCGCCTCATGGTGCATTGTGCAAACCTACGGCAAAGGGCCGTACATGTTGGTCACCCCTGAGTCTGCATATCAGACGCTCAAGGATACCAATCAGAAAGCCCCTCGTTCGTAAGCTCGGAAGAATCGACATGGTGTCGATAATTCTTTTTAATCCTACCTTATCAAGGAAATCAAAATGTCAGATATTAAATTTACTCGTCGCGTCAACTTCACAGAAGCAGTTGACATCATCCTCAACTGCGGGCATAACTCGGTTCACCTTACTGGCGAACCAGGTGTTGGCAAGACTGCAATTCAAGATGTTATCGTGGAGCGCACAGGGTTCCACAAGGTGTACATCGACGGGCCAAACACAGACGTCGGCCAAGCGGGCATGCCCATTCCCAACCATGAGAAGCGCATCCTTGACTTCTACCCAGCGGGCAACTTCAAGCTCCATACCAACGAGCCGTGTGTATTCATGATCGATGAATGGACGAAGACCGATGACTATGTCCGCAACACCTTGCACCCCCTCTTGCATGAGCGTCGCCTCGGTGACTACAAACTGCATGACGAGTCAATCGTGTTCACAACGGGCAACATGGACTCGGACAATGTCGGCGATAGTGCCAAGGCGCATACCCGCAACCGTCAAACATGGCTCACCTACATGAAGCCAACGGCTGATGAGTGGATCAAGTGGGCTATCAATAACAGCGTAGCAGAAGAGATCTTGGCTTGGGTCAAAGAGTATCCCCATTGCTTATCGTCCTACATGGACGGCGGGCAGAAGGAAAACCCATACATCTTTAACCCATCGGATGCGTCGCAGATTGCGTTCGTCTCGCCCCGTTCCTTGTTCAAAGCATCGCATTGGGTCAAGCGCCGTGACGTGATAACAGAGAATTCATTGGTCGCTACGCTCGACGGCACGATCGGGTTCTCTGCATCGCGGGATCTGCAAGCCTACATCTCCATGGCCGATCAGTTACCTACGAAGGAGGCGATACAGAACAATCCTGAGACTGCTCTGATTCCAACGAGTCCTGCGGCGCTTTGCATTCTGGCGTTCAAGCTCGTCACTGCATCGACACGGGACACGTTCGGCGTATGGATGAAGTATGTGCGTCGCATGCCCAAGGAAACACAGGCGGTGTTTATCAACACCTTGCTTGAAGATCAGAGTAAAAAGAATTGGGCTCTCTCTCACCCTGCGTTCGTAACGTGGGCGCGTGAGAACCAGTATATGTTTGCCGGATTGAAAGGTTAATCATGAAAAAAGAAATGCCAGACTGGATCAAAGTAAGACTACCCGTAACGAAATCCGAGGCCAAAGCTATACTGGGCAAGCCATGCAAGAGCTACGCGAAAGGGTGCTGTGTATGTGATGGATGGAAATCGTACAACGACAAAGGATGGATACATATCATGCTAGATAGAGCTGATTTGGCCAAACAAGAATCTCAACCCATATTATTTAAGGAATAATAAAATGATAATTGCTAAAAGTAAGTTAACCGCAGAGCAACGCCTTGAGCTTGTTCATGTCAGTCTCATGCGTTCGCCTGAGTTTGCCCTCTTCGCGGGCTTGTTCATGGTCGGGAGTAATGAGGTGGTGGATGAGCCGATCACCGCTTGTACCAATGGGCGTGACGCAAGGTATGGTCGAGAGTTTGTATCCGAGTTGTCGGACAAAGAACTCGCCTTTCTTGTCATGCACGAGAACATGCACAAGTGCTATCGTCATCTCACGACGTGGCGCAGTCTCTATGAGATCAACGGCGAGATTGCCAACATCGCGTGTGACTACGTTATCAACATCCAACTTGTGGATCTGGATCCAAACGGCAGACTTATCATGATGCCTATCGATAAGAAGACGGGTATGCGTATGGGCGTGCTCGACGCCAAGTACCGTGGCATGGACAGCAAGCAGGTCTTTGATGATCTGATAAAGAAATGCAAGAAGGCCAAGCCTCCCAAGGGTAAGAGAGGGGAGAAGGGCGACGGTAACGAAGGTGGTGATGGCGACGAAGGTGGTGATGGCGACGATGGGAACAATCGACATGGTGTCGATGATTCCAAGGATAACCCCAAGGGCTTTGACGAGCATGACTGGGACAACGCCAAAGAGATGACCGAGAAAGAGAAGGAAGAGTTGGCCAAGGAAGTCGACAGTGCTCTGCGTCAAGGTTCGATCTACGCGGGCAAGGTCGGCGCTAACGTGCCGAGACAGATCGGAGAGTTGCTCAAGCCAGAGATCAACTGGCGCGAGGTTCTCCAACGCTTTGTCAAGACTCATCTGAAAGATCGGGACGCCCCATCATGGCGCAAGGCGCATCGCAACTATCTGTGGCAAGACGTGATACTGCCGAGCATCATCGGCAAGCGTGTCAAACATCTTGTGATAGCCATCGATACGTCGGGTTCTATCGTCGGGCCTATGCTCGATCTGTTCCTGACCGAGTTGAACAAGGTAGTCACGGATGTGAATCCAGAAAAGCTCGACATCTTGTACTGGGACACAAGCGTGTGTAACCACGAGACATTCAAGGGTGGCGATAAGAAATCTATCGTGCATCGCACCAACCCTCGGGGCGGTGGTGGTACTAACCCTGACTGTGTGTCCGCACACATGAGAGATCATAAGCTGGCCCCCGATGCACTCATCGTGCTAACGGATGGGTACATGCACAGTGAACCCAGGAATTGGGCGTTCATTAAAACTCCATCGCTTTGGTGTGTGATCGGCAACGACAACTACAAACCACCGCATGGTCAACTGATAGTCATTAGGGAAAAGTCATGAGCAACGCATCGTATTCAATTAATCTCAATCGAGATACCTTTGATCTACTGCATAAGGTACAACAAGACCTAGTTAAACAACTAGGGTTTGAACCAACTCTTGGTCAGGTGGTTCGCCACTTGATCGCTGTCTATAACAAGGAGTAGCTATGCCACTCGTAGTTAAAGGCAAGGGAGAGGTTGTCTTTGTACAACCGAAAGAGCGTCCACAGATCGGACGGATGGTGATCGTTAACGATTACTACAACGCTCAAAAACGTCGGGATGAAGCAGAGAAGCTTTCTCTGTCCATGTCCCTTATTCAAAAAGCATATCTTTTTAAAGGAAAATAAAATGGGTTACAACACCGCAAATGTACGCAAGCTGAATAGCTTTGCGGAAGCTAAAAAATGGTACGAGAATATCAAACCAATCGCGCGTCATCCGCAGCAAGTTAGGCCTCTCGGTATAAGACGGCATCACGAAATGGCAAGCATACGCATGCCGGACTCTAGCACCGTTGAGTTGTACTACTATCGTAATCCGCTCGTCACATGGCGCTCGGACAATACCTTCTCTGTGCATGCCCCTGCGTATTGGTCGGCATTCGTGCCTGACAATATCTGTAACTTCGTGCCACTTAACCTCGGGTTTGGGTGGAATCGCGGGCGCTTGCTACTGCGTGTAGGCAGTGAGTTCTACGCCATGGAGCGTGGGCAGAGTTACAACTTCCAAGTAATGGATGGTGGCAAATGCTTTTTCCTAAACGTACCTACTGCTTACGCAACACGCATTAGACGCAAGCCCTACGCCGAAGCGATGAAGAAAGTCAGTAAGTTTAAGGACTGGTTCAACATCGTGAATGCTATATCGGAGACACACAAGGGTGAAGCAGTTAACGAGACCTACGAAATCTTTAGGGTCGCGAATGGTGTGCCGTCTGAGTCGCAGTACGACAAACTTCGCGGTAATTTAGTGTATTCAGCGAACCGAACTGAAGAAGAACATGAGTTGGTTCACCGTGTGTGGGACGAGTCACGAAAAGCGGGCAAACTTCCGTTCAGGGGTAATCGTCAGCATAGCAAACAGTATGCGGATTTTTATCGCCCTAGCTGTGAGATGTTGTTCAACTGGATCACAGACGAGTCAGGCAGTAAGTGGACTGAGGCCTTGTACGTGATCTTGCAACAACAAGGTAGTTATAAAACCTATACCTCAAACTCTGAGGATAGGCAAATGAACATCTCTCATCGTGAATTGGATGATTACTTGAGCGCGCTAGTCAAGTACTTGTTCAGAGACCAAGTGTTTGAGAAGGTGCGTCTCGATCAGGGCGCGATACCAACCAAGACCAATCTGAATTTCTATGACGAGATTGAATTCACCATCGGAAATATCGACATCATGTCGATTAATCCTAACCCAAAACAAGGAGCTTAACATGACAGAGAATACAATGACGACTAACCCTACACCGGTATTATCGCTATCCTCTATGGCGATGTTGGTTGAACTACGGATCAGCACATGGACTGCGCGTAAGCGTGACAACGAGACAACCATGGATGTGAACAACGAGAAGAACGCAGATCAGGATGCGGGCTCGGTGTACAAGTATCTCATGGCGGGCAGTGACCACCTCAAGAAGATAGAGAAGTACTCGGCGAAAGCTAGGGCTTGGAACTCATCACAGACCTTGCCTTGGATGAAGGGCATCAGCTTACTGCCCATGGAGAACTTCTTCAAGTATCGCGAGCAACTTGCTACGATGGAGACTAACTTCTACGGCTTGGTCAATGACTTCATTGACATCTATCCAACCTTGAAGAGCGATCAGGCGTTCAAGCTGGGCAAGTACTACAAGGCCGAAGAGTTTCCTGATGTGGAGACATTGCCCCGTCGCTTCAAGTTCGAGTATAACTTTCTCCCTGTTCCAGAGAAGGGTGACTTCCGTATCAACTGTGAAGAGCGCGTCAAAGCGGATCTTGCAGAGCAGTACGAAAAGATGTACACGGACAAGCTGGCCGATGCTATGCGTGAACCGTGGAACCGCTTGCATGAAGTACTCATGCACATAAGTAATACGATGACGGACAAGCCCAACGGTGATCGCAAGATATTTCGTGATACCTTGGTTGAGAATGCCACGGGTCTTTGTGATCTGCTGACTAGGCTCAACGTCACGAAAGATCCCGAACTAGAGAAGGCTAGGCGTATGCTTGAGTCGACGATCAACAACGTTGATCCCGATGATCTGCGCTCATCATCTCATGCTAGGCTCGAACTCAAATCATCTGTCGATGAAATCATTAACAAATTCAACTGGTAATACAACATGACAACATTAGCAAATGTAACCCTGCCCGAGAACATTATTCTCGATCCCGCATTGGCGCACTTCGTCGTGCCCTTTGCCCTTGCAAACCCAACGTATTCATTCACCAATACGAAGAAAGACAGGGGTAGCAGTACCTTGAGTATCGACAAGATTGGTGACAACTACATAAGCGCACCGGATGATAAGAGGTTTACGCGAGAGCTCCTTGTGTATTCCAACAATCAGAAAGTCGGCACGGTGTATGTCGAGAAGGACTGGCGCAAGAGTGTCATCATGTACTGCATCCAATCAGATCGGATTCAGAAGACAAGGGGCACGAGGGACGTAACATCCTCAAGCAAGCTCAACATAGCCATGCGTCATGCCAAGAAGTATTGGAAGGCGAAGGATCTCGCAGAGCTATACAGCTTAGGCAATGCGAAGGTACGTAATGAACTTAGGGATAGCATCAGTAACTTGAAGCACCGGATAGTGCGTGGTTCAGAGATTGGTAATAAGTGGGTCAAGGTACAAGTCTACATGTTTCACATGCTGACGAATCGTGAGATCAGTCCTGTTACCAAGCAAGAGGTCGAGGCAATCTTTACGAACCCTAGCTATGAGAAGCACATGGGGGACTACAGGCTAGCGCGGGACATAGAGAGACTACTTGATACAAACAAAGTCATCAGCATAATAAAGCACGAAGATGGTTATATGTTTTACGAGAACGATACTGTTGTGTGCAAAGTATATGAGGACTTACCCGAAGACTGGCAAAATAAACTAGCAGTACTGCAACTCGTATCGGACGAAGAAATCGTGAGAGATGTAGGCTTTAAATACACAAACGAATCGTTTGCAATAATTAAATAATAATTTAGTATCTTATGACCCGCCTAGTGCGGGTCTTTTTTTGTCTGGAATAATCGACATCGTGTCGATAATTCTTTATATAAATATTTTCAAAATAGTACTTGACTTTGTCTAGTTTGCCCATATACTAAGAGTATGAGCACAACACCAGAAACAAAAGTTAAGATAAAAGTAAAGCGCATCCTCGAGGAGCGCGGAGCCTTTCACTTCTCACCCGCTAGCAACGGCTTTGGTCGTGCGGGCATACCTGATATTATAGTATGCCACTGCGGATACTTTCTTGCAATCGAATGCAAGGCGGGCAAGGGGCGCACCACATTATTACAAGAACGAGAACTTGCACGGATTAGAAAAAGCCATGGGGTTGCACTCGTCGTCAACGAAACAAACTATCACGATGTCGTGATACACCTTACTTGGATGGAAGAACAATATGCTAGAACGCTTGCTACGGTATCCGCTACCCGATCAGATCAAAGCTCTCTGCGAAAAGATTGATTTGCTTGATGACGATGACGCCAGTTCCCTGGCCAAGATTGATGATTTAATAGACCACATGCGTTTTTACGAACGTCTTATTGCAAGGCGCGCCATAAAGTTAAAAAAACGCGCTAGGGTTTTGAATCGTGCGATGGAACTTGTTATTGGAAGCAAGAATGATTACGATAGATTTTGAAACGTTTTACGACCGAGATTTTTCTTTGTCGAAATTAACAACGGAAGAGTACGTTCGTGATCCTCGGTTCGAGGTGATTGGCGTTGCCGTAAAAGTAAATTCCGAACCAACGGTTTGGTTTTCCGGCGAGTTCCAAGAAACGGCTGAATGGCTTGCTCAATATGATTGGGGGAATCATTTCGTGTTAGCCCATAATGCTATGTTTGATTCGGCTATTTTGACGTGGGTGTTTGGGCAAAGACCCAAGGCGTGGCTTGATACGCTGTCGATGGCCCGCGCACTGTTTGGTACAAGCGTGAGCGTCAGCTTAAAGAATCTTGTGCAACACTTTGGCCTTGGCACTAAAGGTTTAGAAGTCAATGACGCGTTAGGCTTGCATCGCTTGGATTTTCCTGTTAGTCAACTAGAGCAGTACGGTGAATATTGTAAGAACGATGTTGAGTTGACATATGCACTCTATCACGAGCTTAACAGAGGTTTCCCTATTAAAGAGAAGCGGTTAATTGATATTACGTTACGCATGTTCAGCGATCCCTTGCTTGAACTCAACACCGAGGAGCTTGAGAAGCATTTGATTGGCGTGCGCGAGCGCAAAGAGAAACTATTTGCCGATGCCAAGATTACCAAGGAAGTACTTAACAGTAGTGCCAAGTTTGCGGAGTTGTTGACGATCAATGGTGTGACGCCTCCGATGAAGGTCAGCCCTGCGACGGGCAACTTAACCTATGCGTTCGCTAAGAGTGATGACGAGTTTATGGAGTTGCTCGATCATAAGAACGAAGTTATACAAGCTCTTGTATCTGCACGAGTGGGCGCTAAGTCAACGCTTGAGGAGACACGCACTGAGCGGTTTATCTCAATATCACGACGCGGGCATATCCGTGGGGCCCTTCGCCGTCTTCCTATTCCGTTGAAATACTACGCGGCTCATACGGGGCGGTGGGGCGGGTCAGACAAGATCAATCTACAGAACTTGCCAAGTCGTGGCGAGTTAGGGGGCAAGCTCAAGAGATGTATCGTGGCTCCTCGCGGGCATGTCATCATTGACTGTGACTCGGCTCAAATTGAAGCGCGGATATTGGCGTGGCTCACTGGGTCGCATAGTTTGGTGAAGAAGTTTGCGGACAAAGAAGATGTGTATAAATTCATGGCGTCGATGATCTACAGCAAGCACCCCGAAGATATAACTCCTTCCGAACGCTTTATTGGCAAGACCACTGTGCTTGGTGCAGGTTACGGTATGGGCGGTGTTAAGTTTCAGCGTCAGCTCAAGACGATGGGCACGGATTTGGATTTGGATACATGTCAGTTCATCATCAAAATGTATAGGCAGACCAACCCCATGATCTCTACATGGTGGAATCATTTAAACAATGTTTTGGACGCCATGATTAAAGGTAAAGAATACATTGTTGACTCGCAGGACGTGGTGGTGCTCAATCCGCTTACGGGCATTGAACTACCGAACGGCCTGTCTTTGAATTATCCGGAACTAACTCGTCATAGCTCCGGAGAGTTTACTTACAAGACTCGTATGGGCATTAACAAGATATACGGTGGTAAGGTGGCCGAGAATTTATGTCAGGCAGTTGCGCGATGCGTGATTGGTGAGCAGATGATTGAGATTGAAAAAAGGTATCGTGTTGTGCTAACTGTGCATGATGCTATTGCTTGCGTTGTACCTGACGAGGAAGCGCATGAAGCTAGAGCATACGTAGAAGAATGTATGAGGACTCCCCCTGCATGGGCGCAAGGGTTGCCTCTCAACTGCGAGTCAGGCATGGCTCGAAATTATGGAGATTGTTAATGGCAAATGTCGTATGGTCATATAGTAGTTTGTCCCTGTATCAGCAGTGCCCTAAAAAGTACTATCACTTACGGGTTGCGAAAGACATAAAGGAAGCGCCAAGCGAAGCGATATCGTTTGGTAATGAAATTCACAAGCTAGCTCAAGAATACGTTGCTAATGGTGCTCCTATTCCTGAGAAGCATAAGAAGATTGAGGCAGCCCTTGAGTCTGTACGCAACATGGAAGGTGAGAAGTTGTGTGAGAACAAGCTAGGGCTTACCGTTGATCTTGAGCCTTGCGGGTTCTTTGACAAGAAAGTATGGTGGCGTGGTGTCGCTGACATTATTATTTTGCAGGGGGATAAGGCGGTCACGATTGATTACAAGACTGGCAAGAACAACTACCCTGAAATTAAACAGTTAGAGATCGTATCGTTGGCAATCTTTAAACACTTTCCGCAAGTTAAGAAGGTCAAAGCGGGCTTGATGTTCTTGTTTGCTGATGATCTTGTAAAAACATCTTATGACGCAGACAACCAAGACGACATGTGGGGCAAGTGGTTCTCAGATGTCAACCAATTGAAAGCGTCAATAGAAAATGATATGTGGAATGCCAAACCAAACTTTACTTGTCGTGGTTGGTGTCCTGTTAAAACATGCGTACATAACGAAGGAGCTTAAACATGCAAGCAAGCGCAATACACAAAGGAGAACATATGCACGCAACATTATCGTTTGCGTACCCTGATGACGAAGAGAAGTTAAAGGATGCACTAAATGGGGAACGCTACCGATATGCGTTAGAAGAAATTCATCAGCATATCAAAGAGATGTACAAAGATGGCAGTGATTATGAATTTGTAATTACTTCTATCAGCAGTGTGGTCAGTAACGCATTGAAAGGAGAATAAGATGTATACGTTTTGGAACATATTAACTTGGGTTGTATTGTTGCTTGGTATATGTGGTTTGGGTTTAATGTTTTGGTTTATTGTTTGGACATGGGGAGATGGTAAATGATTGAACAAATTAAAACATGGGTGCAAAACTTGTTGGCCAAATGGTTTGCTAAACCTATTCCCGCAGTTGAAGAACAACCCAGCGATCCTGCACCAAAACCAAAAAGAAAATACACATCACACAAAGAAGACCGCGCTAACTTTAGTGAATTGTTGGACGGCATCGAGTCTACGTTTGAGTCTTATAAGTTCCCAACATTACAGTCGGAATCATGGTTAGATAAAGACTCGATCATTGGCTTAAAAAAGTTGGGTGCTTATGTACCAAATCCTTGGGTAATGCCCGACCCTTATCACGAAGGAGATTACAAAGTAGAAGACGTTAAAGTACTTCCCGCAATTATGTGCGTATCTCTTGGTTATAAAGCATACGCAAAAGAAGAAGACGACAAGATGCCCGCTAAATTTATGTTTGCAATTAAACACAAAAAGCTACCTTGGAATGTTGCGTATAAAACAGGTACACCATATTTATTTGGCATGGCTTACGAATGGAGAGGTAAATTAGTTTGGTTGCACATGTACATGACTGTGAACAGGCATTCAGGACGCGTTGAGATGTGTGATGAATTGCGGGACATAACAAATGTTATACCTAGTAAATCAGTTGCTTCCAAACATGCCAATGGGCAAGCCTCTGTTATCAAAAGACGTCAATGGGGTGCTGCTCCGTTATTGTATGGAACACTCGACAATGACGTTGAAAAAACTAAACAGTTATATAAGGGAATGTTTTGTACCATGTTGGAGTGGTGGGTTAAGCGCGATGAGCGTTGGAATGTAATTGTTAAACACAACGGTGATAGATTGTCGTTCGGTGTACCAAACAATATGACCAAACAATACTTTAAAGACAGAGATAAAACAATTAAAACCGCAAATGGCCAATCAAAAAAGATTGTTCATTATGTTAAAGAGCATCAGCGTATAAACGAGAACAGTGTGTCTAAAGTCAAAGAACACATTAGAGGACTTCATGACTTTAATTGGAAAGGGTATCAAGTACAGGTTGTATCTCCAAAATTAGAACGAAAAACATCCGCTGGATTTACCCCCGGCGCTACCAATATGGAAGATATGAATCCTCAAGAAACAAGTAACGTGGTTTACCTAAGTAAACTTGGAAAAATGTTGGCAGATTTTGAAGAAAGAAAGGCATACAAATGATTGAATTTAGTTTAATAGAAATACTATTGCTTGCGTGGGCTGGCATAGCAACAGGCATGGCATTGCATTATCGAGACCAAGAGAGAAACCACAGAGGGCTTGTATCTACATTGATAGAAAACAAAGATTTGAGAGCCGAGTTTTTTAACAAGGTTGATACGCACATAGAGGAGCACGCATGACTGATGATGAAATCATAGAGCAGATCCTTGCTAATAATTGGTGGCCTTTTGATCGTGTTGATCCCAAGATACTTCAACAAGTCATGCGTAAAGACAAACAACAAACAATCGATGAAGTAGGGGAGGCGTTGTTATGACTAGAGATGAATACATAAAATTATTTCACAAAGAACAATTAAACCTTGTTGCGTTTAAACGCTTACTGGATTGCGATGAAGAAGTTTTGCGGTTAGTTAACAGTGCAATTAAAGCCGAGCGTGAATCGGTGGCTAATTGGCTGATGAGAAAAGGTTTTGCTACAGGTCATGGAGACACTATCGTTGATATGCTTGATGAGCTTGAGTGGCAAGTAGCAGAGCGTGAGCGTGAGGAATGTGCTGAATGTGGTGCTGATGGTGGTCATGCGTTGTATTGCGTTGCGTGTGCTGAAAAGTTTGTAAAGCGTGAATGGGTAGGACTGACAGAAGAAGATTTAAAACCAATATGTGATGAATGGCGTATTGTTTATGGAGCGTGGACGCATGACTTTGCAAGATACATTGAAGCCAAACTAAAGGATAAAAACATATGAACACAGAAGACGATGAGTTCAAGCGCATTGAGAAAGAATCAGGGTGGCGTAAGAAGCAGATACAAAAAGCCATTGAAGACGATGACGATATTCAAGACTACAAAAAGCCTTGGGTAGGACTGACTTCTGAAGATATTGCCCGACTTGGAATCCATACCACAGATATGTACCCCGAAGACTTTATTCGGTACATTGAATCCATACTTAGGAGTAAAAACACATGATTAAGTATGACGGGTATGACGAAGCGATTATTGGCCCTGCATCTATATGGAGAGACGGCACGCAAGTATCTGTGTTGGTCTATGATGCCGAAGAGATCAGAAAGATCCTGATGACCAGGGATGGCATGGAAGCTGATGAAGCAAGAGAGTTCATTGAGTTCAACATTGAAGGAGGGTACTTGGGGGTGACAACTCCAGTATTGGTGTGGAAAGATGATATTTATTGGGAAGATGCGAATGAAGAAAGTTAGTACTGATAGGTTTGCAATCGTGAAGAAAGGCGGGCAGTACGTTAAGCCTTTCTTAGATGATTCCCCTTACTTATTGTTTAAGACCAAGAAAGACGCTGAGAAGTGTATTGCGTTAGACTTACCAAGGGACTACACAGTTGTTAAAGTTAGAGTTATCATTGAACCTTTATCAATCTAAGGGGAACATCATGCCATACGTTAACAAACCAAGACCATACAAAAAAGAGTATCAGCAACAGAAAACTAGAGGCGAGAATGACAATCGCATGGAGAGACAAAAAGCTAGGCGCGAGATGGATGCCAAGGGCGTAGATCGTACGGGCAAAGACATTGACCATACCGTACCTTTATCCAAAGGCGGTACAAATGCGCCAAGCAATTTAAAACTAAAGTCCCCCAGTGCTAACAGATCGTTCAGTCGTAATTCAGATCACACAGTAAAAAAGAACAAGCCAAAGAAATGATTACACAAAATTATAAATGGCCAAGGCCGATGGGCTTTGAGCCGTTTAATCATCAAAAGATAACTGCGGATTTTTTAACACAGAATACTAGGGCCTTTTGTTTTAACGAACAAGGCACAGGTAAGACTGCTTCAGTAATATGGGCGTCGGATTACTTAATGCAACTAGGGCTTATCAAGCGCGTGCTTGTGGTTTGCCCTTTATCCATCATGCAGTCGGCTTGGCAAAATGATTTGTTTAAGTTTGCCGTTCATCGCTCAGTCGATGTAGCCTACGGTAGTTCTGATAAAAGAAACAAAATAATTAACAGTACCGCAGAATTTGTAATCATAAATTATGACGGTATACCCGCCGTTGCAGAAGCTATCAAAGATACAAGCACATTTGATTTAATTGTAATTGACGAAGCCAACGCTTATAAGAATGTACAAACAAAAAGATGGAAGACCATGCGTAAGCTAGTCACTCCTGATACTTGGTTATGGATGTTGACCGGAACACCAGCGGCTCAATCACCTGTGGATGCTTATGGATTGGCAAAGCTTTGCGTACCAGGGAAAGCACCTAGATTTTTAGGTGACTACCGCGAGTCCGTTATGCTTAAACTAGGCATGTATAGATGGATACCAAGGCCCGATGCAAAGGACACGGTATTCGCTATGCTACAACCCGCGATACGTTTTGAGAAGTCTCAATGCCTTGATTTACCTGCGGTAACCTACACAAGTAGACACGCCCCATTAACAACTCAGCAAGCAAAGTACTACAAGTTGCTTAAAGATAAACTGTTAATGGAAGCGGCGGGCGAAGAGATTAGTTCAGTAAACGCGGCCGCAAAGATGAGCAAGCTGTTGCAAATCTCTTGCGGTTCTGTGTATTCAGATAGCGGGGCGGTAATTGACTTTGATGTTTCAACTCGGTTAAATGTAATAGAGGAGGTGATTGACGAGGCTAGTCAGAAAGTACTTATATTTGTACCGTTCAGGCACACCATCGAATTACTATCCGCACACCTGAGAAAGGCGGGCATCGAGTGCGACGAGATTCATGGTGATGTCCCTGTTCGTAAGCGCACAGATATATTTAAACAATTTCAAGAAGGGACTAAACTCAAAGCATTAATCATCCAACCCCAAGCCGCGTCACACGGTGTCACTCTTACCGCGGCAGACACAATCATCTGGTACGCACCTGTAACGTCTACAGAGACATACCTACAAGCAAATGCACGTATAGATAGGCCGGGACAAAAACACCCAATGACCATCGTGCATATTGAAGGTAGTCCGATAGAACGCAAGCTCTACATGATGCTACAAAACAATATCACTAATCACGAAAAGATTATTGATCTCTACAAAAAAGAATTACTAGATACTTGACAAAGTCTAGAATTGATATAGAATAATCATTCACTTCAAAGGAACTAATATGGATGAACAATCTGTAGATGAACTGTCCACTGAATATCTTCAAATCCGAAAAGAGAGAGAAGAGATAAAACAGTACTACGATCATATGGACAAACTGCTAGAAGAAAAAATAGCAGAGATCGAATCCAAGTTGTTAGACATACTCAACAAGCAAGAGGCTAGCAGTGTGTCTACAAAATCTGCGATCGTTATTCGTCGCGTCTCTAATCGCTACAACCCAAGTAATTGGGGTGCAGTATACGACATGATTCATAAACACAAAGCTTATGGTCTGTTGCAGAAAAGAGTGCATGACACGAATATGAAGCAGTTTTTAGAAGAGAACCCCGATGAGTATCCAGAAGGGTTAAATGTTGATAGTCGATACGCAATAACAGTAAAACGTAAACCACAGGAGTAAATATGAGTAACCTTACTACATTCAAAGACAACCTTCCCGCCCATCTTCAAAACGTTAAGTTAGATGATTTCACTAAAGCCTTCACTGCAAGTGGTGGCTCTAACAAACGCATCTCTCTACGCGGGCGTGTCTTCCGTCTTGTTGACGGCGGAAAAGAAATTGCAAAGAACACCGATCCACATTTAGATGTAGTGATCGTTAACGGTAGCAAGTCTGTACAGAAGAAATTCTATGCAAATGCTTACGACCCTGACGAGGTTGGCCCTGCTGATTGCTGGTCTAGCAATGGCGAGCGCCCCGACGCAGACGTAGCTGATCCTCAAGCTTCGCATTGCAAAGAGTGCCCACGCGCCATCAAAGGCTCTGCAAGTAGCAACAAAACACAGTGCAAGTTCTCTTGGAATCTTGCAGTTGTTTTAAAGAACAACATAGCGGGCGACATCTATCAGCTTGTGTTGCCGTCAAAGTCCATCTTTGGCACAGGTGACGTTGACCATATGCCCTTCTTGCAATACGCCAAGTACGTAGCGCAGTCAGGCTATAACTTGAACATGCTTGCAACCCGCTTGACGTTTGATACCGACAGTGACTATCCTAAGTTGTTGTTTAGCAATATTGAGTTCCTTGATAGCGATAGCTACGACGTTGCTATTCAGCAAGGTGAGTCTCAGTTAGCAATCAATGCAAGCCGTTTGAGCTTTGGTAAGAAGCCTGAGAAGGAACTGCCTAAGATGATTGCGCCCGAAGGTTCAGCGGCAGCGGCCTTAACAGCTCCTGCTAAGAGAGTAGATACAAAGAAAGCAGATACTGTTAAGCCTAACAAAGCGGGGCTTTCTGCAATGGTCGATGACTGGGGAGATGACAAGTAATGATTGGATACTCTCAGCAAACTGTTCGTTTGAATAGGGAAGCAGATAGTAAAAATCTAGGGGTGAAACTCGGGCGATATTGCATCGCTCGAGAGATTCCCGTCTTGGATGTGATGGATTACTTCAGTGTCAGTAAACAAACTGTTTACAACTGGTTCTGGGGTATTCACATTCCGGGCAAGATTCATGCGCCTCGTATTCAAGAATTTCTAAGCAAAGTCACCTGACCTGTGGGATTAATATGGTAGATACAAAACTACTTGAGTTAGTAGTACCACAGGAGGATGGGTGGTACGTTGTTATGGGGTTAGCGAAAGACAAGAAGACAGTTCAAACCTTTCACAAAACCTTAGAAGAAGTAAGAGTGCAGGCTGAAGACTTAGTAAGCCGTTCTTACAATACGTTTTTCGGATGCGGTAAGTTTAAAACTAACTTTGACAGAGAAGCAAAAAATTGTGGGTGGATGCAATCCTTCTTTCTCGATATTGATTGCGGGCCTGAAAAAGCTTCGCCGGATAAGTACGGCAGGGTGCAGGGCTATGTAGATCAAGCGACTGGCTTTCAAGCGGTCAAAGATTTATGCAGGGCACTTAAACTTCCAAGACCAACTACAGTGGACTCGGGTCGTGGCTGGCATGTTTACTGGCCGTTAACTGAACCTGTTGAGATTGAGAAATGGTTGCCTGTTGCACATACGTTTAAAGCTCGTTGTGCGGAACTCAAGATTATTGTTGATCCCGCTGTCCCTGCTGATGCCGCCCGTATCTTGCGTATCCCAGGTACGTTAAACTTTAAAGAGGATCCACCTATCGACGTACTGTTGATGCATGAGACGACTCCTATAACGTTTCAAGCATTTGCAGATTTGATGGGGCCTCTTGTTCCTACCAAACCTGTGCATGTTACAAAGCAGTTGGATGACTTCACAAAGGCAGTCATTGGCAACAAGCAGTCACGGTTTAAGAAAATCTTTGACCGAACGCTTGAAGGCGACGGGTGCGATCAACTGCGCTACTTGATGGAGAATCAAGAATCAGTTGAGGAACCGTTGTGGCGGGCGGGGCTATCTATTGCAAAGCATTGTGTGGATGGTGACAAAGCCATACATATTATCTCCAAGCGTCATCCTCGGTACGACAAAGCAGACACGGAACGCAAGGCGCATAACATTAAGGGCCCGTATACATGCGATACGTTCAATGATTTTAGACCGAACGTTTGCGCGAACTGTACGCATTGGAAACAGATCAAGTCTCCTATTGTGCTTGGGCACGAGATTGCAAAAGCCGAAGAGAACGAAGTTTTACAAGAAGGGCAAGCAGAGTTTGTTGTGCCTACATTACCGCACGGTTATTTTCGCGGGCAAAACGGGGGGATATATTTAAACTTTAAAAAGAAACCAAGCAAAGCTAAACAAGATGCGACGGGTGACGAAGAGGAAGAGGACACGGTTATTTGTGTGTACAGATATGATCTATTTGTAACCAAGCGCTTACATGACCCCATACACGGGGAAACACTTTTAGTAAGACGCACCTTGCCGCGTGATGGGTTTAAAGAATTTCCTATTACTGTGGTAGATACACTAAGTAAAGATGAATTTAAAAAGGTGATGGCGTTTCACGGCGTCATTGAATTGCCCGATAAGATGCAACATGTGCTTAACTATATCGTGGCGTGTGCAAAAGAATTACAAGTAATACAAGAGGTGGAAACTATGAGACTGCAATTTGGTTGGACAGATGATGATGACAAGTTTATTTTGGGCACGAGAGAGATTGGCGCAAGCTATATTCGTTATAGCCCGCCATCAAAAGCAACAGGTGATGTGGCTAATGCATTAAGACCCGTGGGGGACTTAGATACATGGAAGAGAATATTTAACGTCTACGATCTTCCTGGCTTTGAACCTCACGCATTTGCAGCTTTTACTGCGTTTGGTGCGCCCTTGGTTAAGTTTATGGGCATCAAGGGAGGCATTATTAATTTGATTAACAACAAATCAGGCACGGGCAAGTCCACTATTCTGCAAGTTATGAACAGCGTTTGGGGTCACCCTGATGAGTTGATGCTTCAATGGCGAGATACCATGAACGTGAAGATGCACAGGCTAGCGGTTATGTGTAACTTACCTTTGGGCGTAGATGAGATTACTAAGATGAGCGGAGATGAGTTCTCTGATCTAGCTTATAGCGTGACGCAAGGGGCCCCTCGGCGTAGGATGAAAGCGGCTTCTAACGAAGAGCGGATGGCTGAAGGGTTTTGGGCGACTATGATGGTTTGTACTTCCAACTCGAGCATGATAGATAAGTTACAAGCTTTGAAGTCAACCTCGGAAGGTGAGCTCATGAGGCTCATGCAGTACAAGATTGAAGCCACAAATAACTTGGACAAGCGAGAAGCCAAGCATATGTTTGGTAAATTGCAAAGCAACTACGGCTTAGCAGGTGCGCCTTATGCTCAGTACTTGGTGCAGAATCTGGAGGAAGTGATTGACTCGGCGATGAAGATCCAGAGTTCGTTTGATACTCTTGCTAATGTAGAAACACGCGAAAGATTTTGGTCAGCTACCGTTGCGGCTAATATTACGGGTGGGATGATCGCTCATAAATTGGGCCTGCATGACATCAATACCAAGCGTGTGTTTGATTGGGCTGTGTCCCAGGTGGGTGATATGCAAGTTGAAACCCAGTTGTCTATGGATGACTACGCGGCTGTAATCGGTGAGTTCTTGCTGAAGTACAACGCCAACATTCTTGTGATTAACCACAACAGTACGTCTCGCTCGGGCATAGCGGCGGCTCCGATCGTCAACCCCCGTGGGGCGATCATTGCTCGGTATGAGCCCGATACACACCGTATATTGATTTTAAGAAACCCATTGCGTGAGTTCTGCGTAGATAGGCAGGTTGTTCTTAACGATATGCTGGCCGCGCTAAACAAAGAAGGTTCTTTCCTCGGTGTAGCCCGTACTCGCATGGAAGCTGGTACGGATATGAAAGCGCCTCCTGTTGAGGTTTTAGAGTTTGATTCCGACAAGCTAGGCATTGCACCGGAAGTGGCTGTACCCACAGATGAGAATTGATGGCATAGACTATGCTTTAAATTGGCCCGAATTCACCATAGGCAGTTCATTTTTTATACCCTGCCTAGGAGTGACCAAAGGTTCCATGGCGATCAAACGCAAAATGCGGCGTTTAAAGCTTGCCGTTATTGTAAGAGTTGTTGTAGAGGATGGGGTAAAGGGCTTGCGTGTTTGGAGAATTCCACGTAAACTTGCCATGCAACCGCAGTTGCATTTTCCTTTGAAGTAAGGTTTACCCCACTAAGGTATTCTTAGTGGGGTTTTTTTAATCCAAATAGTCGTTATCGCCTAATAGACCACGCAAACGTTTATCTATAAATAAACCATGCTCAGATTGTTCTGATTTTTTCATACGTTCTTTAATAGAATCATTTAAACTCTTCAACGGTATTGAGACATCAGGGTAGTTGGAATTAAACGTGTCAATCTTGTCCATTGCTTTATCAAAACTTTCGTTGTCGTTAGACATGAATGATATTGCGTACAAGTTAAGAAGGTTCTGGCGTTTGGCTAATATGGTTTGTTCTTGACCCTTAGTAACAATGTTGTAGAACTGACGTTCAGCTAACTCAGCGGAACGAATACCAAGGGATTGCATAAGCAAGTAGAACGGACTAATTTCTTCCATCAAAGGATCGCCGCGTAAAGTATTGGCTCCTTCGTTAGCATAGCGAGCTGCGACCATCGGATTCTTAATGAACGCTGGCATAACAGTTTCTAATGCCCTGTCTCCATGTCCTTCATTAAACAATTTTACGGCTTGTGCAACATTAATACCTAACCCAACTGTTGGCCCTAACGCATCAATTAGTTTGCCTTGTAACCATTCAACTTCATCCTCGTTCTTGCGGTTATCACGGAACCACATATCGTCTAACTTAACACGACTGGCCAAATCAATACCCGCGGCATTGCCAAGCCCGCGTGTAAGCAGTGTGCCTACGTTTTGCCCAAACGTTTCGACCGCCCAATTGACAAACTCTAGTTCAAAATCAAACGGTTCAATTTCGTCGTCATCATCGCCCAAACCATTCATTACTGCGTTAGCAATCATTGCTACGGTTGAGAACCCCCAGAGACCAGTTCCTCCCGAAAAGATAGCCGCCATGCCCATTGTGCCAACAAACCTTGCGGTGGCTTCACGTTTAACTTCAGGCGACGCACCTCTAAACATATTGATAAAATTATGAAATAAGAAAAACGTCATTTGTTGTGGAAATTGCTTGAATTGCAATATCACGCGGGCTGTGGGATGTTGAAAATAACGAGGTTTGTTTGGCGAAGAGTAGTCAAACATTGACCGCGTAGTTGTATCTTTAGCATCTGCAATGGATTCGTTAAACGCTTTCTCTTGGTCAGAGTAACCTTTGCGTTTTTCCATAGCCGCACGGAACGATGACATGGCCATAACTTCGCGGTTAAATCTTTCTGTGTTATGGAATAACGCAGTTAGGGCCTGCATTGTGCGTTGTTTTACGCCGAAGTATTGATCTGTTGGCGCAGCCGCAAGTCCTGATTGATCGTATGTTGCAGTAATGTCAATTATTCCATCGGCTACAAATTTATTGTACGCCGCACGATCGATGTCGCTTAACTTGCTAGAACGATCTAAAGAAGGAAACAGCACATGATTATCACGTAAACGCTCGCCACGTTCTATACCAAATCCTGTACCTAAAATTTGTCCGGTGACTGTTTTCATATCCCCCAATGCTTTTAACGTAGCAGTGGCGTAAGACATATTAGGGTTTGCTTTTACGTATTGACCAACAAGTGTAGGCAGTCCCACCATCATGCCGCCTACTACGTTAACAACAGCAGACGCAGGTGCAGTCAAATACCAAATAAATCCAATATTAGACAGCAAAGAAGGGATCGTGCCTACATCTGTAGGATTTAACATCGAACTCAAGCGCTTGTCAATTTCGGTAATATAGTCGGTTAGTTCTGTATTTTCTCTAGATACTTTTATTTCTCTGCCTTTATTTACATCGTATCTTTTTTTAATTTGAGCTTTAGCGCCGTGTACTTGAGCAAACATTTCTGGCGCATATTCAAAACGTGATAGCTGATAGGCCATATGAAATGAAGAGGCTGCAAAATTACGAAGAGCATCTTCTGAATACCCTGCAATATTTTTACGATGTATAAATTGGTTTCTAAAACTACGATCTGGTTGATTGGCTAAGAAAGTTTGATACAAACTATCTTTGAGTTCTTGTTTTTGATTTATACTCGTTGCGCCTGTAAAGTTTGCTTTATCAATAGCTGCAAGTGCATTTTTTAAAAACGTAGATTCTTTAGCGTGATGACTCATTTGTTCCGCGTATGTTGAGCCTTCAGCAGTTATAACAATATTGGGGTCTTCAGAAAGGCGCTCTTTCATGTGCGCTTCTTTTTGCCCTTCCGTCTCAAACATATAGTATTCACGAGTAGGCCCTGTGCCAACCTGATAATAAAAACGACCATGCCGCATAAGCGGGAAATACGGCCCTTTCATCTTTTGCTGTTCAAACTCATTCCGAAGATCAGTAATGGTTTTTTCAGATGCGCCAAACTGAGCCATCATGTTTATGCGTTTATCCATGAGTTGTTTGTACTCGCTAATTCTATCTTCATAGAATTTACGTACGCTTCTATAAATACCTATGGCTTCAGGGTGTTTTTGAAGCGCTCTCCAATTTTCCATTAATTTTTGATTTGCATTACGCTCTATAGCTGTGGCTTTATCAGGATCAACCTGCACAATTGTGGCTTCATGCATTACGTTAGCCAGCAATTTAGATATTTCAGGTTTTGCAGATTGCATGCGTTCCCAACGCCTAGATATATCACCAGATATTCCAAGAATATTATTTTTGCGGGCAAGAAAAGCTTCGGTGACTCTAATAAACGCATCGACTTGTGGAATACGTTTACCTACTAAGTCAGCAATTTGACGCATAGTTAACGCACCTAACAAAAAAGGCCTTACTGATGCTTTTGCACTACTGAAAAAACGTGAAAATGTTTCAGCGTTCCAGTTTTCAGAGCTCATTAACTGTTTAAACATTCCGGGCTGGTTAGATACGCCAGCGGGCAACGCCGTTATCCTGCGTCCAATTTTCATAGCTTTAGGCTCTGAGGTGGACATACCTTCTTTGCCTGTCACGCCACCAATAAGCAATGCGTCTGTAGCACGCATAACTTCAACCATTACGTTGCTTTCAGTACCTGGCTTTACACCAAATAGTTTAGAGACTGCATTTGTAAAAGATGTCCATAAAGAGAACGGTGCGGCTTTGTAACGCAAAGCACGAAGCAGCGCTTGAAACTCTGGGTTAGTCATGGCTTCGGATACAAACTCATGCAGGTCTTGTAAACCGTATATATTGCCTTCGTTCATACCTTGCAAAGACAACATGCCTTTGGAATGGTTGTAGAGCTCTAACAGCTTGTCATAGCCCTCGCGTTGTACGCCTTTCAATTGATCTGGATTATCTAGTAACCCAATAGCCGCTGCGTGCAAAGATTCATGTAGGAACAAATGATCGGTGATGCCCGCACTGCTGCCACGCAATACAATCTCATCTGCATTAGGATCGTACTTACCAATCCAAGAAAATTCTTTGTTGAGCAATGCTTGTGTCTCACGCAGTATTTCTTTTTGCGCTTCGTTTGCATTTCTGAGTAATGAATTTAAACGACCTAAAGCCGATCTAATTTCAGTTAGGTTATCGGAAGTTAAATATGAAACAAGTACGTCGTGTTCACTTTTAGGTGTGTAAGCAACCACTGCGTCTACCAAACCGTTTATCTGGTTATTTAAAGTTGCTTTAACTTGCGGATCACCTGACAAAGACTCTACAACGTTTACATCCACAATACGAGACGTTGCAGTTATGCCCGCGTCTAACAAACGTTTAGCCAGCTCTCCATAATAGTTATTACCCCTTGCGTCGGCTATTAATTTTAAAGCCTCTTGTACTTTGCCCGCTTCTAGCAAACGGTGTATGGCAGGATGCACTTGAGAAACTTCCCTCACACGAGGTAAATTTTTCCTAGAAACTTTTGGCTCTGCTATTTCTTCTTGCTCATTAGTTTCTGTTTCAGCTTCTTTCATGGCCTCACGTTTGGGGGCACGGGGTAGTTTTTTACCAGAAGATTGTTCAGCACGTTTAATTTTGTTTTCTGCTTTGAATAATTTTAGATCAATATTATGTTTTGTAACTGCATTTGCGTGTTTTTGATTTTCTACAATATTACTGCGTTGTTCCGCAATTAGTTTGTTGAGTGTTTCAACAGTATCTTTGCTTAGATTTTCCTCAATCCACTTTTGAAATTGCAAGGCGTATTCACCACCTTCGTTTTGAAAAGTAGAATTAGCGCCATAAAAATCTGGATTATCTTCAAAATGAGCAATATCAAACGCCAAATCTTTTAAAGCATTTCCAAGTGGGGATTCTTCACCGCGACTTTTGTTATTTAAATAAGCATAGGCAGCAACCATCTCGCGGGTTGGGTTTTGATGTATATGGTCATTTAAAAACCGCACTGCTGCACGCACAGTAGGGTCTTGTATAAAATGTTTGCTTTCTGTATGGTAAATACTCGGACTACGTGGAGTTCCCTCTGGAAGCGCACCGGGCGCTACAGATTTATTAAGAATATGGATTATTTTTTCTTCGTAAGGCAAAATCCCTCTGTGTTCGCCTGTTACTTTAGACGGTATATTTCTTCTAGGTATCTTTGGGCCTTCACCTTTACTCTGCATGCTATCCATTTGGATTTGCAAATCGGTGTTGAATTCCTGTAAGCCACGGCGGGTTGTTAAATCAGGGAGAAAATAACCTTTAAATAATCTTGACTGACCCACTAGGGTTGCATCTTTTAGGCTCGCCATTAACTTGTTAAGTTGATCTCTACCACCTACACGATCGGCAAGAAACTTTAATACTTGCTGCAATCCGCTGCTGGTTTTCTCACCCGGCTTGGATATGTCATAACTAAGCGCGTTGTTTATAATTACATTTTTTAACGCGTTGTGTTTTGTTTTTTCGTCTTCAGTACCTGCGCCTGATTTAATATTACCGAAAAAGTTTTTTATTGCAGTACCTTCTTCTGTTTCTGCAATATGTTCTGTAGTTTCAGCGGGCGCAACAGCAAGGGGAGCTTTCTCCGCTTCTTGCATTGGTTGTTTCTCTTCTAGTTCTGTGTCAAGATCAGATAAATCTAAATCTTCATCCGTGATTGCACCAAACTCCTCAGCTTTGGCTTTGCGTTGGCGTTGCTTTTCTTCGATGAGACCCCTTAATCTCTCAGCTTCATCTTCAGCAAAACGTTTCTTTTCTCTTGATTTTTCGTTAGCTAGGCGGTCTACTAGGTCAATTTGAGGTGTAAACTTTTCTTTAATGCGTGTTGTCTTTGGCGCATTTCTAGCTTCAATTTCTGCTGATAATTCTTTAGCACGTTCTTGAGCGCGTTCATCTGTTGTTTTGCCAAATACAGAAGCAAGACTTTCAGGTTCTTCTGTGCCAACTTTTTCTTCTTTGCCGCCTGTGAACAGCTTGCCCTGCATAGCACGGGGCTGCAATCTTTTGACTGTTTCAGCGCCTGTGCTTACATTCTTTAATTGGGTCGCGGTAACTTTATCTAAGTCCTGCTCGTCTACCAACTGATGCAGATCTTTTAAAGTTTTATGCATCATATAAGTTTGACCATCGGTCAACTCACCCTGTGCTTCAAACTTTTGGTCTATTTCGTCTAAAACACCAAGCAGATACTTATAAGAATCTGCAAACTCTTCTATTGGTTTGGGGTTGATGGCAGGTGTTGTTTGTCCTTGCGGCGTTGTTTGCTGGGTTTGAGAGGTTTGAGTGCCACTTACTGTTGTTCCTTGTTCAATTTTTTCATTCTTAGGTACTACACCTAATTTTTTACCAGCCTCAAAAATTTGATTTTTTACTTCAGCAGTAATAGACGGATCATTTGCAATAGACTGTCTAAAATCTGCATTGCCCAAATCAGCAGGAATAAATGGCCAATCTAGATTCCATCCCGCTTTCTTTTGTTCATCTAAAGCTAATTGACGTACTGTACTTATTGCAGGGGGTTGACCATTTTTTCTAACATCAAGTGTTGTAACATCTTCTCTAGGAGGAACCACTCTTGTGGTTTCAGTTCCTTCAGTTCCTCCGGGAGGGGCCACGTTTGTACTGGGCTGTCCAGCCAGTCCAGTGCTTGTTCCACTTGGTGGATTGATAGGTTGTCCAACATTTTCTTCTTCCTTGAGTAAAGTATCTAGTGGGGATCCTTCCGTCACTCCTTTTAATATTGTTTGACCTTCAGGAGTTCGACGGGCTTTGAAAGTATTAGCAGCTTGGCTATACGCTCCCATTGGCCCACCCAATAATAACGCACCTCCGGCTGCTTCAAGGTATTCTTTGGCGGCGTTAGGATCATTAAATGGGTTTAAGGGTAAACCCGCCTGCCAGCGTTCCAATACTTGTTGTGTAACCTCTTGGGGTATTTCAAAGGCTATACCTTGAGCAGTACCACGAGCCACCGCACGTTTATACGCGCCAGGTTTAGTGGCTGCATTGACAATCTCCATAGCTGATTTTTCAGCGGCTTCTTTGCCTTCAATACCAACTAAGCGTCCTAGAGGTTTAAAGAACTTAAACCCGACAATGTCAAGTGCGGTTTGACCTGCACCTGCAACACCTGCGGTTAAACGGTTAATGTCCTCGTATTTCTTACCTGCCTTATCTTGTTCTTCCTTTTGGCGGGATATGTTATCCGCAATATAAGAACCAAGAGCGGTTAAGCCAAACGCGGCTGTACCAATAGCTGCTGCTGGTAAAGCAACAGGAGCTGCTAAAGCAGCGACGGCCCCAGCACCTGCGCCCGCTGCATAAGCGGGGGCCATTGAGCCTAACGATGATCCTGCGACTTCTTTGAACTTGTCAATTGTTTTACCAAGAGCTTCACCATAGTTGCCTTGTTTGAAGGATTTACCAATGTCGCTAAACTCAGTTTGTTTGTAAGCGTTTTCAGATTCTTGTTTTGCTTTAAGAAGTTCATCAGTCGCCTGTTTTTGATTGCCTAAACCAGTAAATAACTCAGCGGCTGGCAGAGCTGTTTTAGCACGTTCTTTTAGCGCAGACCCGAAAGAACCAAAGAACCCAGCTTGTTCTGTGGGCCCGGCTTCTACAGGTGTTCCATATCTAGAAAAATCAGCACCGCCCGCAGGTCTTTCTATAGGCGTCCCAAATTTAGAAAAGTCAGCACCGCCCGTAGATTCTTCTACAGGCGTGGCGTATTTAGAAAAATCAAGTGCCATTTTTTATTTTTTAATGTATGTCTTACCATCTGCTGGATTTACAAAAGTTGCTCCTGCGGGGACGTTGTCAAAATCCCCTTGACTTGTTGGGCGATATACTTGCCCTTCACTTGCAGGTGCCGCCCCTCCGCCAAAAGCATTGCCCCTTGCGCCGCCCATTATATTTGAAGAAACTTCGTTGTACCGTTTTGAAGCAAAATCTCGTGCGCTATCTAATAAAGCTTTTTCTTTAGCATTTAATTTTTCTTTCCCACTTAATCTAAGTATTCTGTCTTGAGCTCTACCATAGCTAGTATCGGCAGCCAAGGCTTTATACACCAGTCCAGCATGCTCTGCATCTTTATTTGGTTGGTCATACCTTTTACCTTGTACGGCAGTTCCGGCTCTTGTTTGTAATGCAACTGCGCGATCAACAGCAGCTTCGCCTGAACCAGGTTTTGCTTTTTCAGCGTCATTATAAGTGTTTACTAATTCAGCTTTAAACCGTTCTGTTTCAGTTGGTTTATTGGCCATAATATTAGCGGCAATTCTATGCAGCTCGGCGGATCTGACCGTCGCATTTGCTGAAATTTGATGACCTAAGATACTAGCGGCATTTTGGCTTTCTCTTTCCAGTATTTGTGATGCGTTTGTTGTTGCAGTATTCTGAGCCGTACCACGAATTGTTGCAAGCTTCTCAAGCATGGTAACTTCTTCGTTTTTATACGCTTCCATAAGCTCTTCTTTTTTCGCTCTAGCAGCTCTAACTTGACTAGCAGTGCCCGTGCGAATAATTTCATCTGCTTTTTCAATCTCATCTTGCATTTTGTTTTTAACTTCAGCAAATTGCATTTTTGCTGAACGTTCTTCTTGCATTTGTCTTGCGCCTTCTGCGCCCATTTCCCCAGCACGCGCACCTGGGCGAGAAAAAGCCCTTCCCAAACCTATTAATTTTTCAAGCGAAGATGGTTGGTTTTCTTCAAACTTTCTTTCCAACTCCGCCATTTGTTCACGACGGTTTTTACCATACGTGCCAATACCAAGAGCTTCATTAATTTGTTTTTCGTTGTCAATTGCTTTTTGCAAATCAAACTCAGCAGGTTTCTTTTTTACATACGCGGCTTTAATTTCGTCTTCGTAAGGGTTGGTTTGCATTAAAGCATTTGCCATATCCTTAACTTTTTGTGGAGTGATGCTGGTCATACCTGCGGGCAGTTGGCCTATGCCACCACCGCCTACACCAGCTCCACCGCCGCCAACAGGTGCAACACTAGGAGCCGCCCCACCAGCAGGCGCAGCATTCGCTGTAGGGGGAGCTATATTTTTTCTTAATTCAGAAGGAACATATGTACCGTTTGGGTTACCACCTGATACAGCAGAATTAGCTTGTATTGCAGCTAATGCTGTTCTAGGATCAATTTTGTTTTCAGATACTTTGTTTTTAGCTTGATAGAGCGCGTTGTATTCCGATTCCGGCAACGTAAAGAAATTACCCGCTTGAGTAACAGCATTACCTATCGCACCTATACCTCTTTCAATTGGTTCAGCTATAGCTCCCGTTATATTTTCAGCGCCTCTTTGGGCTCTACCCATAAACGCTGATGGCTCACTTCCTCTACGTTCTCTAATATCGGTTAATTTTTCTTGGTGTGTTAAAGGTGTGGGTGTAAAAGATTCGCCTTTTAAGTCGGCTACTTTTTTAGCTTTTGCTTCATTAAGATAACGTTCAGTTTCCGCGGCGGACATTTCTGATGCGGGCTTTGGTAAACGCAGATCTTTAATGATTTGCGCTATCTTTTCTTCTTCACTCTGTGGCGCAGAGGCTGTTTGACCTTCCTTTTGGCGGGCAATGGTATCTGTCATCATGGAGCGAAGAGTAGGCTTTTTATCTTCAACTTCTTCGCCTTCTTTAAACGCAACAATACCACCCTGTGCAAAATCAAACATACGTGGATCAACGGGGGCGTGCATGATGCCACCGTTCGCTGCATGTTGGACGCTTTCTGGTTCTACACTGTTGGTAGGTTCTGGTGTAGCTTGAGGTACGGCTTGAGGAATGCTAGTGGGTGGAGTAATTGCGCCAACTTGTGGAGCACCCATCATGTTACGTTGAGCGTTTTGTAACGCCATAATTCCAGACTCTTGCTGGATCTTATCTTTAATAGTGGGGGGAGGAGCGGCGTTCTGCCCGCCTGACAATGTCTTCTGCGTATTGCCCGCGGCTATGGCTTTGTTTACTTGCTCTTGCTTACCCAATACTAAAAATTTCAAAAAGGGCGTAGCTGGATTGTTCAACAAACTTTGCAGATACGTCAACGTATGCGGGTCATTAGGCAAGTTCTCCAACATCTCCTGCTGGTGAGCGTAGTCTATTTGTCCGGGTTGGGAGAAATTTGTATCGTCCATATTACGCTTTAGGTGTAGTGGTGGATGGCATTAAGCCCAATTGATTTAACAAGGCGGATATGTCAGTCATCCCGCCAACAACTTGTTGAGCGGGCGTAAGAGAAACGGGAATATTGGATGTTGTGGAAATTGGCAATCCAGACAACATAGATTGTTGGAACTGCAACTGCTGTTGTGGGTAATTGCGTTGGTTCAAGAACTCATTGTAATCCGCAGTAACACCTGCTTGATTGAGCGCTTGCTGTTGGCCACCAATATTAGCAACTGTGTTGGCCAGATTCTGACCTTGCGTTTGCTCAGTATTAAATTGATTTTGAGCATTGTTAAACGCGTTAGAGTAGCCCGCGCCAATTGTTTTATTCATTTCCTGCAACATATTTCTGTTGTTTTCAGAATTCATAATTGCCTGACGACCGCCGCCAAATGCGCCTTGACTTGTCAACCCAGCATTAGTCTTTTGTTGGGTAATGTCGTTTTGTCTACGCAACTCAGCCAATTGTGGATCAAGCACGTTTTGCAAATACGGATTCATGTATTGCGATGCAATTCCAGGTGTGCCTGATGATTGCGAAGCTTGCGTAGGTTGGCCAGCTAAAGACCCAATACCGCCTTGCCCGCCCGCTACTTGAGTTCCAGTGCCATCTTGACCAGTACCTATAGGTTGAAGACCGTACTGACTCCCACCAGTAGAAGGTGCTTGATATGCGCCAGAAGAACTAAAACTTTGACCATAGTTTTGTGGAAGATCCAGACCACCTAAACCTTGAAATAGATTTTGTTGTAACGAAGAAGGGCCAGCAGTTAAAGGGCCTTGATATGTCTGATAAGGCATATTGGCCACAGCTTGCGCCTGACCAAGCATGCCTGTTACATATGGGCCCGCCCATGAAGATATGTTACCTTCGTTGGCTGTGCCAGCATAAGGAGAACCTTGCGCTCCGGGAGCTGATGTAGGGGTAGATGGTAATGGCATGATAAGTCCTTATGCTGGAAGATATTTTTCTGCTCTTGTATTAGCAGCAACATTTTTGGTTGTTTTCTTACGTGCATTCTGGATTTTATCCATCATAGCGTAAAGTTTACGCGCACCTGCATCGCTAGAACCATTACCAATCTCTGAAACAATACGAGCGGGAATAACAAACTCACCATCTGCAAGGGCTGCTTTTTGATGCCCACCAATTACCGCTGGAATGGAGTCCGATACGCCATCTCCGGGGCCTTTTAACATACGCCCGCCATCAGAATACGAACCCAACCCTGAGATACCGCCGGGGGCAAACCCGCCCATGGCGTAGTGAGATTTAATAATACCGCCCTCGGCCTCTCCAGTGGATGGAGTGTAATTACTAGCAATATAATTATTTACAACTCCTGGATCAGCATTTGTAGCTTGCACAGCAGCAGCCACTTGGGCCGCATTACCTACATCAATACTATTTGCTGCAAGATAATTAGCTATGTCGCTATTTGAATAGTTTGTGTAAGTAGGAGCAACAGCAGGGGCGGCGGCAGGGGCGGCGGCAGGGGCGGCAGTTTGCGTAACGGGATGCCCAATAACATTGTTTACAAAATTAAGCCAAGCTGAACTATTAGGCCCAGTTGTAGGTGTTGCAGTTGAACCTGTATTTGCAAGTGAACCTATACCGCCCCCCGTAGTAGAACCTGTTGTAGCTGTAGACGTAGGCGTATATCCAGGGATATTTACACCCTTTCCAGCAACCTCATTTAAATTAATACCAGGAAACATTTCCTGTATTTTTGTAGCGGTAAGAGATGGATTGCTAGCAAGGATGCTGTTGATTGAAGCGATGCCCGCGGGAGTTCCCGCGTTGTAGTCTTGCTTTAACGTATCTGCTAAAAGCGGTGTAGATAAATAACCTTGAGTTGCTAGATTATTTAAACTTGTAGTATCGACTCCATAGTCTTGCAACTGTTTGGTAGTAATATTATTTTGTGCCGCTAGTGCGGCTACTTGTGCAGGTGTTTTTGTTTTGTCGTTATAAGCAGAAATAACTTGAGCCAATGGGTCAATTGATTTATATGTTGAATTAATAACATCAGGTGTCCAATCTTGCCCGTATGACGCGCCTTTTAAAATGCTAGGAAGATCAGCGGCTTTTACGCCATGGGTGTCCATGTAGTTAGCAAGCTCAACATTCCTTTGATTCATCTGATGCGGATCTTTAGTTGCGTTGGGATACTTGGCAATAATATTACCTAGCGCAGTTTGCGTACCTTTTCTAGCGGTTTCAGCAGCTAACGCATCAGCCGCAGTTTTTTCAGTCGCACGTTTATCCGCCGCAAGTTTATCAGCAGCTAGTTTATCAGCAGCTAGTTTATCAGCAGCGTTTTTATTGGCAGCGTCAGTAGCGGCTTTGTTTGCCGCATCAATGGCTGCGCGTTGGTCAGCCAGTTGTTTGGCTAATCCTGTTGTATCCCCAACAGTTGTAATACCGCCGGGTATATTGGTATTTGTGGGAGTCAATGCGCCTGCTTGTGTAGCACCTGTTACATTACCTGTTGCGTCCCCTGCGTTCATAGGAGATCCGCTACCGCCAATACCTGTAACTACTTTACCTGCTGGATTTGTAAACGTTAAAGGTGAAAAATAAGATAAACCACCACCGCCGGGCCTGTAGTTAGCAGGTATTTGATTCATTGTTCGGTTTGCGGTTAACTCTGGAATACCACCTTGGTATCCGCGGTATACGCCTGTTGTACCGCCGGGGTTAATTAAGCCACCACCTAATGCTTTACTAATAGCAGTTAAAGCGGCAACACCGCCTGCTGTACCAAGCCCGCCACCCTTTAGCAAGTTTTGCATTTGGGTAAGAAGGTTAGGACTTGTTGAAGAAGCCGCATATCCTGTAGATGAAGCAGTTCCTGTTCCGCCGGGACTAGAACTAGAACTTGCTACCCCTTTAGCCATCCCATCAAATTCTGCTTTATCAACTGCTTCGGCATCTGCCATTGTGCCACCAACAGGTATTCTTACATATTTACCATCTGCGGTTATACCATATGTTTCACCTGTATCAGTTGTAAATTGTTTATTTAAAACTATATCATTTTTTGTTGTATTGGTTGCTGTAGATTTAGTAGTACCAGCGGAACTAGAAGGAGTACCGTCAGATGTACCCACATCCATATCAGAACCAGACGTAGTAGATTCGCCATTATCCCATTCGATATCATACAGCTCGGATTCTGGGTTATAAGTTGAGCTTACTACTTTAGCCATATTAACCTCTTAAAATATTTAAAACATCGTCAAATGTGACGTCGTTGCTTGCAAGATTATCAGCAAAAGAATTTCTATCATTTTCGCTGGTTTGCTCTCTTTTAGCAACAATTGGTGAGTTTTGTAATTCAAACGCAGGAGTGGTGGGTTGTATGTCCGTTGGGCTTTCTTTGACAAACTTGACCTCCCCAGTTTTTGGGTCAATAACCTGTGCGGTTGCTCCAAAATACTCTTGTTTTGGAGCTTTGTAAAGCAAAGAAGTGGGTATTCCCAAGGCATTTGCAAACTGCATAGATTGTACAGCGTTTAAATCTGCGGTGGGCGCGGTATTTGCTTGAGGTTGACTAGCTGGTTGGGCAGCGGGTTGTGCCGCAGGTTGCGCTGTTGGTTGAAGAACTGCTGGTACGTTAATACTGGGAGTGGTTAGAGAACCTGGGCTTTGAATTTGGTTTATAACTTTAGTAGCAAAATTAACTACTTGAGGGTCAACACTCCCAGTAATATTATTTAACGCGCTTAAAGCCCCTGCAAGATTGTTTTTCTTAAGTGCAGTTATGGCATTTAATGCGTTTGTAACAACTTTGGCGTCATCTGAACTGCCCGCCATTTGCATCAAACCATTAACTATGCCGGGTACATTTTTGGTTTGAATAGCGTTTATGCCGCCCGCTACTTTTTGTGCAACTTTTAAATTTTCTAAAAGCGCTGGATCCATTCCAAAGTTAGCGCCTAAACCTGTAGCAGCAGTCAATCCATTAAGAATAGTTGACGTATCAAATTTACCATGAGCCAAAGAATTAGCTGCATTTAAACCAGCCATGACAGGGGCTACGCCGGGAATCATTGAAAGCCCTGCCATGACCATTGGTGTGCCTTCCCACCCGCCATGAGTTGTATTTTGTATGGGCTCGGCTTTACCAGAAGCATCCCAAACAGGATTAAACTTAGATTTACCGTTTAATTTGCCGTTTTCATCAGCAGGAAAGACAGGATTAGCGCCACTAAAGTTAGCTAAATTACCTTGGCTATCATAGTTTGCGTAGAGCGGTACTTTTGGATCCCAACCCGCAGGGGTATCAATTGAAAATCTATATGTTCCCGGAGTGCCACTATCTTCATCCCCGGGCACAAATTCCAAGCCTTTGGTGGATTTTTGGGGGTCAATAGTTTTAGGCGCAGATTTAGTAAGATCAGCGGGCAAGCCTGTAAATGCCGAGTAAGTGGCTAAATCATTGTTTGCCCAGACTGGAAGTTTGGTGTCTGCCATTATCCAACCTTCCAATTAGTTCCGTCAGAATACACTGGCACTTTGACCGCACCACCAGAAACAACCGTATTTCCAAACACAGGAGCCAAAGCATCAGATACAAACGCTACAGCACCAGCACCAGAAGTTACTGCGCTTGGTAATGTAGCCACCGTGTAAACGGTAAAAGTAATTGTGTTTAAAGGAGCAGTAGCATTCAACTGCCCCATCAGTTTATCTATACGGTTAAAGTACAGACGCAGCACATTGTTTAACTGCTCTTGGTACAGGCGAGTATATTCTTCACTAGCCAATGGCAAGTTAGGAGCTACTGTTTTAAATAGCTCGTTTTCAGAAGTAATGATGTAACTCATCTGCGTCCGTCTGGTCTGATGTCGATACGAGGCGAGCCTAACTGCCATGTCGTACCAAGGTTTGTTGAACCAACTTTAAGGATTAACTGGCGACCACGCACTCGAGTATTGATCTGTCCTGTGAATCCTTCTGTAACTGTATACTGAACACCTGTTAATTGACTGACAGTTCCGCCAACTGGAGTACCTGTACCTGAACCTGAGTTCTGCATAGGATAGAAAGTAAATGTAGCTTGTGGTGTAGGTGAAGCATCAGAGCCTGAGAACGTCAAGTCAGGTAACATTCTCCAAATAAACCCAAACTTGTCCCCGTCATCGATGTCAAACTCTGAGGAAGAAACATAACAAGTTATTGGGGCTAAAGTACCTGTTTCTCCATCATCATTTCCATATTCATGGTTGACTAGATTCTTGCTATATGTAGCCGCAATAGGATAGCTTCTTAACCCTGAATCAAGCCAAGCAGTCCGACCTAATGTGCCGTAATACCATACGCCTATGCCGCCATTTGCGTTCTTTTCAACGTAGTTATACACAACATACCGATTGATGACCGTACTGCCTGAAGAACAATAGAAGAACCAAACTTCATTAAAACCTTCATTGGTACTGGCAAAACATTGTTGGTTTTGGCTCAAGTTAATATCTTGATAAATATATCTACGCAGATCACAATTTAGTGTTTGAACACGACCATCGTAGAAATAGAATTTATCAATCCCCATCCAAAACACAACACCAGATGCTTGTGCTATGGCGTTTTGCCCAATGATGGAGATGTTGTCACCAAGCAATTGACTACTCCATACCGCTGGCAATCCAACGTATTGAAGTGAATACACGGCTGAGTCACTCAACACCACAATCTCTTGACGGGTTTGAATAGATGTAACCAAGTAAGAGCCATGAGACAGTCTAACGCTACCTGCTTGGTTTGTAGCACTTGGAGTCCATTGAGTTACAGATTCTTGATCCGTCCAGCGAATGAGCATAGGATCTTGTATAGAGCTACCATAATCGTTACAGCCAAAAGCAAAAGTAAAGCGACTGACATCAGACACATATACAAAATTCTGAACGGTAGGTGTATCGGACGCACCATATAACGATGATAGCGGGATAAGATTTGGAAGTATGTAATGGGTTCCAGACTGCGTTCCTGATGTATTGATTGCCGCACCGCCTGCTGTAGCGGCTAAGTTAAACGTAAATCCAGTAGAGTTAATTACATAGTAAGTGACACCCGCAGTTAAACCAGTAGGCAGAGCAGATGGATAGCCTGTATTGGTTAAAATAACAGGTGAGTTGTTTGTCAAACTAACAGTAGAAGTTACTACCGCTGGCGTTGCAATAGTTATAGTAAAAGGTGCAGGGGTTACGCCATACTGAGAATCCCAGTAATAAATTTGACTGCCATTAAAACTGGCTACCAAGTTCTGTCCAAAGTTAGATTGACTCCATAACCTTAGTCCAGCAACTGAAGTGCTACCATATCCCCAAACACCTAATCCCCATCCACCTGCGCCCCAGCCAGTTAATGGAACTTCGTACTCCAAACCTACATTGATTTGATATAAAGCCTGAACTGTCGTACCACCTCCACCGCCCGGAACAGATGAAGTAGCTGCGGTTGCAGATTCAATCGTATAAGAATTGTTGCTTACATAAGTTATTTGGTATTCACCGTTTAAATTCAACCCACCAACAGTTGCAGCATTGCTAAAAGTAACAAAGTCACCTGTGATGCCGCCATGTCCAGTATGGGTGACGGTTACCGTAGTTGAAGTATTGACAGTAACAAATGGATTGCTTAATGTGGCATGGCTACGGATAGGGGTGATATCGTTATAGCCACCGCCGTTTTCAAGGTAGAACTTTAAGTTAGTGCCAAGCCCAAGCAAATTAAGATTACTAAGAGTAATCCAATTCCAAAGCGAACGGCATATGCCAAGGAATGTGTAAGTGGAAAACCTAACCCAACCCCCAATCTTCTCAGGATTTCCCTGACGAAAACGTATTTTGTCGGATTCATACCAGCCACCCTCGTTCGTATATCGAGTGTTTTCACGGTTAACCCCCGGTTTTAAAACGAGCTTCTTAAGTGGCATGATTTACCTATGCGTATGGTCTTGTACCCATTTTATCAATGATAAGTGCTTGCCGTCTAGGTTTATCGTCTGGGTGGTTTGGCACTGAAATATGCGTCCAACGGTCAAACTCACGGATGACTTGGTCATACTCCAAACCAGAGGCAATAACTAATTTAACGACTTCATCGGGAGTCATATTAGGCACACGAAAATCACAAGCGCAACCCACACGATGCTGAGAACGATCAGAGCTTCCAACCGAGTCGTTAACTTGTTTAGACCTAAAACCTGAGTTAACCATGATTGGCTTTCCACCAAGAAGCTCTTTAACTTGCTCCAAAAAGACTGCGAGACGGACAAGATTTGCTCTTTCAGATTCGTTAGGTTCATTTGAAAACTCCCTATGATCGGTGTGTGTTAGCTCTTCAAGAGTGAAGTTTTTGGTGAGTATGGTCATTTTGAGGGTGTGCTTTTGTGTAGTAAATCATCTTTTGCTTGTGAACCAGCAGAAGACCCGAAATAGAACGCAATGATCCCCGTCCAAGCCGTGCCTAGACTCCCAAGCATCAACATCAGAGCTTCACTTGTTCTGAATGTTTCCATCATCATGCCCACCAGAATACCAAAGAAACCCACCGTGACTAGAATAGCCAAGGCTGGTGGGATAAAACTGCGTGTTGTGGCTTGAAGTTCTCTGGCAGACTTTCTATCGTCTACAGCCAACTTAGCAAAGTCAAGACCAAGCTCCTGCGCCCGAGCCTTCAACCCAAGTTCCGCTTGCTGGATAGATGCTATTTGATCTGCGCTGAGTTTTCCTGACTGTATGGTTTCTTCTACCTTACTAGGGTCTATACCTAGAGCAGATGAGACAGCGTTGACAGCAAGACCAGCAAGTGGGCCGCCAAGAGCTGTGGCTATCGTGGGTGCTATTGACTTTAACCAATCCATTTATTTCTCCAAATGATACTTAGACTTCTGATACTCGTTATGAACATAGTACATCAGTCCTACAAACTCAAGCACGAAGATCAAAATTGCAGCGTATATTGTGGCTTGAACTTGGTATTTTTGAATAAGAAGTCTACGTTTGTACGCAACTTCTGCCACAGCTTTTTTTGTTCACGCTCGACTTTTTCTCGCTCTTTACGCACAATCTCACGCATTTCTGTGAATTTTGACCAAAGACCGGGCATTCCAACCTGATAAATAATCATTTCACGCAATTCAGTTTCCATCTGAGTCATCTGCTCTTGACGCAAAACTCTGTTCATTGCCTCTTCGTTGATGGATAT